CTTGTAATCAACGGTTTAGAAGTACCTTTATAAATCAATAACTTAATCACCTTGCCGTCCGAATCGCCCGGTCAATCGCGGCGCTCATCAATCCGGGCAGAATCCGAATCGCCTCAGCTCGGGTTGACTCGGCAAATCCAAGTCGCTTCTTATATTCCGCCCGACTCACGAAGTGATACAACTTGGTTATTGCAGCTCCCTTCGACTTGGACAACGTGCGATAAATACCTGGCGACAATCCGCGCACTTGCCCCGCTGGAATTACAAACAGCCGGCGACTATCGCCATTGATGCCACTGATGCCCGGCAGTCCGGCAATGATCTTGTTGACCTCGGCTTGCGCAGGATTTCCGTAGCTATTCAGCTTCATCTTGTCTGTCGGTACAGCCCGCCAGCCAGTAGCTAACCATCCTTTGCTTTTGAGAAACCACTCTAATCTCTGATCTCCCCGCATCCCACCTTCCTCATGGGTTTGCAGAATGGCCGCTCGTTTCGGGTCAACATAAACCTTGGCTGTCAAGTCCTGCTTGGTCGCCTTTTCAACCCGAATCGCTCCTTTTATGAGCGGAGTTGGTCGGTCAAATACGGTAGGCAGTCGCTGCTTTTGATCCTTCTGCACAGCAAACGCCGTGCTATTTAGCGCACTACTAATTGCATACGGCATCTGCTCTTCTGCCAGATTTCGCAACATCCGCTGCACTTCTGGCAGGCCGCGAATATCAATGTTAATCACGGCTCAATACCCTTGACCGTAAACTCAACTGCCGGACTCTCATAGACTTGTCGCTCAAAGAACCGATCTACCGGATTACAGTAATACCGGGCATAGACTTTAAAGCTGCATTGACCTGGAATTAACTCAAACGGGATTCTAATCGGCAACACCAAGCGTCCATCAAAATCCTTGAGCAGTGAACTCGGCCCTTCCCAGACGACATGATGTCCGCAAGCGCCGGTAAATACGCGGCGAATTGTCCCATCACAATTACGATACTTATGCGCCGGTTGAATGATCGTCAAGGTATCGCCATGCCGAACCACTGCCGGAGTCGCCGTACCTTGTCCGAACGCAATCACTTGGCCTTGATCGGCAAACCAGCCATACCAGAGCCAGAGGCAAAACGGGACGGATACGAGACAGGCAAACATGAAAATAGCGGCAATGTGATAACACCAAAAACAGTGATCCTGCCACCAAACAACAGATTTCTGATTCATCGCTGCAGCCACCTATCGAAAACTTGGATAGCGCCGGTCAAGACCGACAGCAAGACCGCTAAAATCACAATCGCCGCCTTGACCATGCGGGATGCAGCAACCATGCTACTGGCGGCTTCAATGACCGGCTCCCGTTTCGCCAGATCGCGTTCAATGCGGTCTACTCGCGCCCGCAAATCTTCATGCTCCCGCTGATTCTCACGCAGCAACTCCCGCTCTTCCTGATGTATGGCATTGCGAAAGTTACGGGCTGAATCCGACTCAGCCGTTCGCCACCCGGCATATTGCGGCTCACGCAGATTCAGGCCGGTTTCGGGATCGTCTTTATTGAGGGTCATTAGCGTTCTTTGACGATCAAGATCAGCGTCCGCTCGTCTTCGAGTGCTACTGGTGCGGTATCCAAGACGATATGGACAGTGGCTTTAACTTGTGCAGCGCCGGGAGTTACTGATAGCCATACACAGGTCACTCCATCCACCACAACTGAATATACGGCAGTCCCGCCCGTTATCGTCCATGTTGCAGTCTGAATTGTTGACCCAACAGGTAGCCAATCACTCCAGTCAATGCCGTAATTCAGCTTAGACCCGGAATCAATCGGTTCCTTGACTTTATACGGCCACGCGGATGATTTGACGATAACGGTCATTGGATTAATCCTTACGCTGCATCAGCAATTTCAATATCCCAGGCCGGAATTGTTACTGTTCCACCACTAGTTAATGCCTGACTTGTGCAAGTAGTGACATAAACCAGCGTACTTGAACCAGAAATACTCAATGCTACATGCGTGGCCGTGCCACTGGCGTCAATATCGACATTGGCTTGTTGAGCAATAGTAAGCTTGCGTCCGTTAGTATCGCCATCAGCAATGGTGTAATCTCCATTGCCAGCCCCAGCAGTTAGCGCAATATCAGCCAATGCGTAGGTTGCGCTGGCCTCTGCATAGGTCGTTGGCTGCGCACTGCACACGGTCAATAGTGTGCAATCATCAACGCCTTCCAAAAATTTGTCGAGGTAAGTATCACTGCACCATTTAGCCACGTTACTGCACTCCTACAACCGGGGACTTAACAACGGACTTCACAGAATCAACGGCTAACTTGGCGTTCAGCACGACTCGTTCGCCGGTCTCAACCGCACCGTCCAGGTCTTTCGCCCACCCGGCTTCCACCCAAACAGCGCCAATTTCATCCGGGACGTTCTGCTTCACGTCGCCAGCATCCAATACATAACCATCGCTTTTGATGGTTTCCAAGGCTTCAATCTTCATTTCACACTCCAAATACACGGTCTTCGGTAGCAACTAAAAACAGTCGGTCTTCATAAGCGACTAGAAAGACTCTATCGCCCGTGGGCAAAGTAATCTCGGTGGCAGTCCCCGCCAAATGCGCGTGAAGCGCATCGGAAACAATCAGAGTCACATGAGTAGCCAACAATAGCGCATCCGCTGCCTGACTGTGCAGGGCGTCTTGAACAGCCAGAATGAAGGCTACGGAGACCGTTGGCGATTCAACGGAATGACTGTGAGTCGCTTCCGCCACGATCAGCGAATAACCTTGACCCATCGACACAGATTCCGCCGTGTGGCTATGTAGGGCGTCGGCCAGACTCAAAACATGAGCTTGCGTCAATCTCGGTTCTTCAACCGTGTGTGAATGCAGCGCATCGGCAATCGCCAGATTCAGTTCCGTGGAGAGCGTTATAGCTTCTCCGCTATGACTGTGAGCAGTATCGGCAGCCACCAACACATAGGCTTGCGTCAAGACTATGGATTCAACGCTGTGACTGTGACTGGCGTCTTGCAACGTGATCGTGTGTGCTTGCGTCAGGCTTGGCGCATCAGCCGAATGGGTATGATTTGCCTCTGCTACGATTAACGAACTAGCCAGAGTCAGCGTCGTGGCTTCGGCGGAATGACCGTGCAACGCATCGCTGAGATTCAGGATATGCGCTTGCGTCAACAAAGGGGCTTCTGCGCTATGGTTGTGACTCGCTTCTGTCATAGTCAAGCTGTGCGCTTGCGATAGATCAAGATTGTTGGCGTTATGTGCATGAGCCGCCGCCGCCAGTGTCAGTGCATAGGATTGACTGAGAATCGGAGATTCAACGGAATGGCCGTGCAGGCTATCAGCTAGTGCGAGGACATGGGCTTGCGTCAGCGAAGGCGCGTCTACGCTGTGACCGTGGGTTGCTTTCTGAATGACGAGGGTGAGAACGCCCCCACTACTCGGAATCAGGTAAAACCTGGATGGGGATGGATCAAACAGTTGCCAGGGATTTTTTGTTAATTCTGCACATTCGCTTTTGCTATAGGCGCGCTCCATTACAGCGCCCATATATGTATACCCTAATAAGGGTTTTGCAATAGTAAAATGATTACAGAGCAGATAGGTCACTGCCAATGATGGGGTTGCCGGAGTAGATAATCTGGTTACGGTGACTTCATTCCCATTTATAAAAACGATTGGATCGTTTGATGAAGATGAATTATTGTAAGAAAACGCTAAAGTGATTTCAACGCTAGCCGGTAGAGGAATATAAAATCGGGACGTTCCAGATATGTAAACATTACAGCCGTCATTCGTATTAACTGGAATGATCTCTAACGGCGTTGACCATAAAATTCGTGAATTTTGACTGCCCGCATTGTAAAACGAAATACAAAAACTTAATTGATTAGTTGATTGACTTTTTTTACTTAAAAAGCCTGCACCAGAACCACTAAAAGAAATGGCAAACCCATTGCTTTTTACGCTTCGTGTAAATCCAGTGAGCGCTGATGAAACATTATTGACCCTTTGCACACAGTCATAACCCCTATCACAAAGAGGCAGCCAAGCTCCTATAACACCACTCCATTGCGAATTAATCGACGAAAGCTTATCGGGCTGCCGCTTCCATGCGGCCCGTGGCATATTGATTAAATTAGCCATTATGCACTCACGGCATTGGTGATTTCAGAGAAGAACGACTCTACAGTCACAGTTTGTCCCGTGTTTCCAGTAAACTCAACCTCTAAATGCATTACGCCAGCAGGCACGTCCCATGTTTGCTCGGTAATGGCGCTATTAGTTGACCCACCCCCAAAACTCCATACCGTTTTCCAATCCGTCCCGGCGCTTTCTGCGGTCGGCGTTGCGCTGGCGGTATGCGCCACCAAAAAATTACAGGTACATTGCACAGTTGGCCCGGTCGCGCCATTCGTAATTTTGGCAGTCAGAAAACCGCCATACGCTGTACGCAAATCCACAGTGCCGCGAGTCGTGCTGCCCGCTGTATTGCTTGAACTGCTAACAACCGTTCGTGCCGTTTTCGTCAGCGTCGTAGCCATTAGCCAATCTCCACGTAGACCGGCCAAACCTCTTTCGTCTGCCAGAGAATATCGCTATCCAAGCTACTGGCGACATTGGCGGCAATCGTGGTATTGGCGAGAATCAGAATCGCAATCTGTTCTTTGCTGATCGTTGCCATATTTCGCAGGACGCGCTTGGCAAAATTCTCACTCCCAGCCAGCGTCACCAGATTGACGGACTGCGAAGTGACTACTTCTTCTCCTGAGACAATTGCACGGGCAATCTCGCGGGCCGCCACCAGGCAACGACCTTGGAAGGTCTCATCAATACTGGCATTGTACACATCGACGTAAGCCATTTTTCATTTCCTCAAGTTATTCGCGGCGCTTTCAATTGCCAAATTCAACAGCGCCGTACCGATGGCTAATCCTATCGTCCGCGCTTCCTGAAGGACGAAAGCCCGTTTCTCAGCGCCGGTCAGCGGCTCGCTCTCGGCGTCATTGACCAATTCCTTGATCTGCTCATAATTGAGCGCTCCGACCAATGCCTTGATGATCGTCTGCAAAGATGCCAAGAGAAAGGCTTTCATCGAATCTCCAAGGGCGAGCCATTGCTGACTCGCCGTCAATAATTACTCAGTGACAGGCTCAACCGTCTCAATCGGCTCCGGCTCAGGGACAACATCAGGAACGATATCATCCAGCACTTGCGCTTGGCCGCGCAGCGAGTTAATCGCATCAATAGCTTCCACCGGCAGTTCAACATCAACCAGCGCCGCTTCCAATGCAGCAATCTTGGCAAGGATTTCCGCTTGCGCTTTGGTCAGTTGCGCAGATACGCCCGCAATCGCGGTAGTGAGTTCAGACAGTTTCATCGGTAGTTCTCCACAGGTGTAATACACATTCAACGTATTGACAAACATATCAATCACCAGTCGGTGATTACTGCGATTGCGCCCGATTGGCGCGTTTGGCGTTCATTGTGAGGTCGCTGAACGCTTGATTCAGAATATCAGGACACTCGCCGCGAGTCGATGCTAAGCACGGCCCGCTCCAGCCGATGACCGCATAGCCATTTGCCAGTTGCGACTCGGCAACAACGATATTGCCGATCCACACATACCGCACGAACTGACAAGCGTCTGATACGCACAATTCAGTAGGCCCAATCGGTTCAGACACTACTGGCGGAACTCCTACAGCGACACAGCCCGGAATACACTGTCCTGGCCCGGTCTGTGGCCCGTCACAAGAGTTAAAAATCTGCCCTTCCGGGCAAGACTGCGAAAATGCCGAAGCCGAAAATAGAACCAACAAACTCAGTAGTAAAACGCGCATTTCACTTCTCCAGAATCAATAAAATCAGTGATCGTCATTCCAGCCCACCGATCCTGAGTGAGGAGAGGCAGGGTTTTTAAACCGAGGGATGGATGGCAGGGTGTCGCGCAACTGGTCAGAAACGCGGCGGCGATGATGAGGGGAATCATCAAAAGCCATTGGCGGGATATTGGGAACTTCGGCAGACTCGGATTTCCCCGTAAGTTCAATCGGCGGTAATGGCGTCGGCGTCCCGGTAGACTGATCTTGGTCAGTGGCACGAGTGCGTTTCTCCGGGTCGCGATCTGGAAGAAATCCCAACATGCCGACAATGGTCAGGCCAATGCCGAGCCACCAATCGACTCGTGCCAAAAGCGAATCAATATCAATTTGCCCGGAACCCCAAAACGTCTGGTAAAGAACGACGCCGCCGGTAATCAGCATCACGATGCCGCGCTTCGTACTGGGTTCGCGTAGATTAATCTTCATGACTGAGGAAGCCTCTGAATTTCAGCGTCAATTTCCTTCACAAACTCCAGAAATCCCGGCCAATCTTCATAAGCAATCCTCATCCCCCGCGAATAACCCACCTCACCGATGAGAATATACTGATATTTCGGGTATATCTCCAGTTCAGCCACGAGCGGGGAATGTTCGGAAACCAGTAACATGTTTTTGGTGTGGGGATGGATGATGTTCATTACAGTAACTCGCTATCCAGACAGCCAGTTAAATCAACAAGAGCCAAGGTATCCGCAATAACCGCACAGTCAGCTAAGAAAACAAAGCACTCATGGGCGATCTTCAAATTAACGAAATCCGGGTCAAAACAAAAAAATGGGATTCCCGCTTGATGCGCCTGATCAATATACTCTTTCATGCTGTCGTAAACGTTCATTCGACACGTACCTGTTGTTGCAAAATGGCGATTACATTCTCTAAATGTGCAATTTGATCTCTGGCAACACAAGCATTAGATTGCTCTTTGCCGCAATGTGGGCAATAGCGCTTCGGAAATATTTTTGATGCCAGATACTGATCGCCGACCGTCCACCATCCTTTGCAAGATGGACACTGAAAATGAGTCAGAATCTCAACCATATTTTTCATACGCTACTCCATCCATCCAGCGTGATAAACTCATGAAACTTGCAAGGCGAGCGACATACCACACTTGGTCACGTAGCTCATATCCCTAGCCTTCCATTAGTCCATTCACTAAACACATCATCAACAGAATACCCGTCTTTCAAACGACGGCGAAGCGTGTGGTATGGAGCGCAAAGCTCGGAAGCCCAAGCAGCAACGCATTGAGTCTTCCCCATAAAAGAAATCAAACGGTTGCTTACCGTATTTCTGCTCTGCTCAATAGGAGTTGCCCACCTACAATTTTCTTTATAGTACCTTTTAGTCCCGTCAATCCGATCAATACTATGATTTACGGATGGGCGCTCTCCCATATCAGCAAAAAAGTTTTCAAACCTATGCCAGCTTTCGCAGACTGTAATACCCTTAGCTCCATACATATAAAAATCTTGGCTATTGATGTTGTGGCATCTTCCCTTCATAGATCGCCAAATACGGTGTTCCGCAGTATAAGAACGGCCATGACTATGATTACCCTTTCTGCAACCACAAGACTTTATAATATTGTTACGAAGATGCGTTGCCCGAACTATAGATGTTTCACCACAATCGCAAAGACATTCATATTGCGGTTCTCCATTAGCACAATTATCAACCCGTTTCTGAGCAACCAACAGACCAGAACGATAACCATCAAGGGACTTATGCTTTCTCATCTCTACTCTCCGAGACGCCCTGAAAAGGAAAACGTACAGCAACTTGCAGAGCAACAAGTTTTCGGTGATCAGCCTAGCTGTACGCATGATACCCATCACTACAATTCCAGACGATAAAAACTGTGTCGGCCAATCGTTTTTACTGGAGCTTTCCCTCGCGCCCAGTTAGTATACTTGGCGATTTTCGATACACAATAATGATCGGCTCCACCTGTTGGATCAGGAAGTTCATCACACAAAACCATTTCACAGATTTTACGAATTGCTTTAAACGAAAGATCGCTCAACAACTTTGTGCCTTCTAATCGTTGTCTATTTGGATCGCGTGGGTTCCAGGCCGAAAACTGGAAAGGATCAAGACACACAGCCGCAATCGTATCGTCGGGAATCGAATCGCGGTTTCGACTCCACCAGCGAGGATGCAGCCAGCGGTTTTTGATGACCCAAGCGACGGCTTGCTGGCCGATGACTGCTTCACCGCGAGCCTCGGCCCACACGGTCTTGGCCATCGTGTCCAGATCATCGAGCGGGTCATAGTCCATATTCAATGACCTTCGGATGCGTACCGGGCGGGTAATAAAGCGAAGCCCCATCGGTGAAACTCACCCGGTGATGTCCTCTATGAACCATCGGAATGATTGGTTCTTGCGGCGGTGCTGCAATCGCTCCGCAACGCTCACACGTCGGAGTCGGCGGAATCACGCCGTGCCATACCGCAGGAACCTGCACCGCTCCCCCGCATAACGAACAACTTCCTATTACCAGACCGTCATAGCTCATCTGGAACACCCCAATCATTTCTCAACGGAGCAAGCCGATCCGCTTGTCGATACCGCTCACACAGCGCAGGAAAGTCGGCTTGCTGATCCTCGCAATAGTAAATATCGGGATCATCATCGCGAAACGCAGCGCATGTCTGACACGCAAGCGCGTGGCTTTCGGTGGTTTTCTGGAGAGTGCCTTTCATGCAGAAAAAGCCGATGTGGAATGGATGATTGTACACCACAATTGACAGCGTTTTGCAACTGTTAGCAGGTCTATTTTTCGGACATCAGCGCCGACCATGCGGACGGGAAATACTCGGCGCAAATATCGGCGATTTGCACGGCGATCTCCCGCGTTTCCGCTTGCGCATGGCTATCCAGTCTCAGCGTACAGACACGGGAAAACGCGGCTAAACTGCCAGTCCATATCCAAGTCGTCATCATCGACTGTGGAAGGATCATGCGGGCCATTTCAGGCGCTACGCCACGCGCCAAGAGTTCGTCATACGCTTTGCGCGAGGCATAGATTCCTTCCCGGTATATCCAATCCAAATAAGCCGCGTCGGTAGTGATCGGTTCACCACTCCCTTGCTTGATGTTACCTTCGGGACGGCTGCGCCACTCCGTCGGCGTATAAAATTCCGGTTCCGCGTCCACATATCTGCGGCTAATTTCATTCCAAACCAGCCCGACTTGGTGTTTAGCCAGTTGCCGGGCAACAAAAATCGGCGTGGTGATGCGCAACGTCAACGCCGTATGGGCAAACGGCGTCCAATGCTGATGCTTTGCCAGATATTGAAGCAGCCGGGTATCGCTGTCAGGATCAAACTCGGTATGCTGCTTATCCATGGAGACGCGGGCCGCGTTGACAATCGACAAGTCAGTTCCGAGGCGGTCAAGATATTCAACGCGCACGGTTGATATACTCCAGGTAGGCATGGAGTGCATCGGCCAGCGACTGCACCGAGCTGATGCTGATCAGCGCTTCTCGGCTGGCATAATCGTTTTCCGGGTAGAAACTCCAATCCAGCCCTTCCGCGGCATCCCACACCTCCCACAGCAGCTCAAGTTCAGTCGCGGTCTCGGTTCCGCTTTCAATCGCCTCCGTACCCGCTGCTACAGCCTCGCCAAGCGCCATTAACGGCGCTGATGGAACCGGTACAAGGCAACGTGCTACCACGTCCTCAACAACGCCTAAAAACGCATTTTTTGCGGTCACAGGCCACTACTCCCAAAGCCGCCGGCGCTGCGGTCGGTTTCGTCCAGACAATCCACCTCAACCGGTTCCATCAGTGATACCGTCTGAATAAGCAGTTGGGCGATTTTGTCGCCCCTATGCACGGCATAGTCATCGTCGCCGCTGTTCGTCATCAGCACCTTCACCGGCCCTCGATAGCCCGCGTCAATGACCCCGGCGTCAACGCTAATGCCGTGTTTCGCGGCTAGCCCGGAACGCGGCCAAATCAGGCCCACGTAGCCATCCGGTATAGCGATGCTGATGTTGGTATTGATCAGCGCACGGCTCGCTGTGGACAACAGCCAATTTTCATTCGCATACAAATCCAGCCCTGCATCCCCTGCATGGGCGCGGGTCGGAAGTTTCGCGGTATCCGTCAACCGTTTGACTTTAAGCATCGTTGGACTCCAATGTGATCAGTTGATCCAGGTAATGACGGGCTTTGAGTAAATCCGGCAACCCGCCTTTGCCGTCCGCACGGGCGTTGAAGCGGGCGATGTACTTGATGCAATTTCCTAACAAAAACCCGGTGAATTGTTCCGGCGATAGCCAGGCGCGCATCGCGTCCCATGGCTGAATGCCCATTTCCAGGTAGTGGTCTCCGCCCTCCTGGCGGCATCGCGGCGTTGTGTAGTGCGGTACGGTTTCAGTCACTAGTGATCTCCGGGATAGGGAGTTGGTATTCAGCAGTCAAATCCGATTCGGTAGCGCGGCCTGCAATCAGCGCCTCCACGCACATGGCGACGTGGTACGGCCAATCGTCGGCCTGCCAGTGGTTGCGCAGCGCTGCGCCCTTGAGTGCGACCTTAAGGTCGGGTTGCCAGGAAGAGAAGATTTCACGGGCTTGGAAAGGCGTCATTCGGGACACCATTCATCGGCCACTTCTTGGGCTTTGCGGGCATTGAGAATTTCATCTTCATGGGAGTACGGGGTATACGGGGTTTCCGGGGTTTGCTCACCATACCAATTAGGGTATTTGCTATTTTTCATATCTACGTTACTATTGTTATCAGAATGTGACTTTTCCGATTTCTCGTACGGGGTAGTAGGACAAACCCCGTAATACCCCGTAAACCCCGTAGAATTGGAATCCGTAGGAGTAGGGACTACTTTCCACAGGGCAATCTTCTTGTCGCCATCTTCGCCCTTCACAATCCGTAACCCATTGGCTACCCGCCCTTTATGTTTCAACAGCCATTTTCCTAGCCGTTTCGGGTCTAATTTTTCCTGGTCGCGCCGATTAGAAGCCACATCCAACAGCGCCAACAGCAAATCACCATCCGCCTTGGCGCAAACTTCCGATGCCGTGTAGACGCGCGGCCCCAAGTCCCGGCTCCATAGCGACAGCACGGCATGGAGCGAAGACAGGACCGGGTCATCATCCTCAAGCGCCGTCCTGGACAAACACGGGTCGGTTTCGCCCAGCCAAACGAGCGCCGATCTAACCCAATCAGACCATTCCTCGAAACTGCCATACGGCGCAATCGGCTGTTTTGGTTTGCCGGCCACGATGTAGGCGCGCAACACGGTCAACGCCGCTGACAGCAGGCGCGCTCGGTTCTTCGGTATCCACTCGTTGAGATTGCGATTGAAATGGCGGGCGTCTGGACGTTCAACGCCGGGGTCTAACCGGCAAATCAGTACCCTGCGCACCATGTCCCCGACGAATTGCAGATTATTTCCCGTGGCAAACATGGTTAAGTTGCATGGCATTTCCGGGGATTCGGATTTTCCCAGAATACGCGGGTTGCAGACGGGTTCCGTGAGCATTGAGCAGAGCAATTCACCGCCCACGGGCCGTTCAATGTTGTCCAAATTGATCATCGAGACGCCGGCTAACAACATCGACCCGAGCCGCTTTTCCGCCTCCGCTTCATCCTGCCCCTGGCTCAATAATGGCGCTGGACGGCCCGTAGCGATCAATGCCGACACTTTAACCAGCAACCCCTTACCCGCACCCATCACCGGCGCATCGAAGGCAAACATCGGCGCGGTACGCAGCGAGCGCCGCACGGTTGCCGTTAACGTCGCGGCGAGCGCAATGGACAACCCCATGGCCGGGTCGGCAAACTGGAATTCGGCATACGGCTCTTTGAGGATTTCCAGCGCAGATAGCGCATCTTCCCGCGCGGGAGATTCCGGGACTGTAACCGGCGCGCCGGTATAGTCCACATACAGTCCGCTGGCGGCGTCATAACCCGGCTTGTTCAGCAACGTCCCGTCCCGTCGCAACGTGGGAGATTCAACGATTCCGGTTAGCACCGGCGCGCGCCATTGCCCGGTTTTCGCCAGGTAGGTTTTGGCGTACTGTTCCGGCGGGTCAATGGCTTTCCAGGCTTGATTCGTCTCGCTAAACCGCTTCCACGTCGCGACCGTGGCAAACCGCTCCGTGAGCCAGTGCGTTGTGACTTCGCACAACCGCAACGCGCCTATCGGTAGCCCGGCCAGTCCAGCCGATTGGCCTGCAACCGAGTCATGGCGGACGGGACGCACCAAATCACCGCTTCTCTGGTAAACGCCGCCGCCGAAGATCATCTCGGCCTCGGCTTGCCGGACGATCTGCACCAAATCCCCGGCGCGCACTTCGATCAGCGCAATCCGGGCCATCGCCGCTTCAATCTGGGCTTGGAGCCGTTCCACGCCACGGCTCCATCGGGCCAGATCATTCCAGTCCGTGGGCTTCTCGACGGCGTACCGCTGGCTGTCCCGCTGCCGGATCGCGGCCAGCGCCTCCTTCACTTGCGCTTTCGTCGGGTGCGCACCGGCTTCTTCCGCCACTTCCGCGTCCGTCGCCAGGAGGAAATCGGGCAAACACCAGCCGGCCCCGCCGATCACGCTGTGCGCCGCCGCCCGCGACTTGTCCTTGCCGACATTGCTGCCGGGTTTGTGCGCGTCGTTATCGCCACAGATCAACAGATTCAACCGGACAAATACCGCCCGCAAGGCTTTTGCTACCGTTTCCAGGTTCCCGGCGTCAATGCAGACCACAACGGGAAGTCCGGTATGCTCATGGAGACTAGCCCCGGTCGCGTACCCTTCACACAACAGCGCCACTTTTGCGCCGGGTAGCCGGCCCATAGCGAAGAATGCGCCGGCCTTTACCCCATCCTTCAACAGCAACTTGTCCTTCCCGTCTTTGGGATACGGCAGAATAAATTGCAGGGTTTTCAGTTCGCCGTGTACATTGCGCAGCGGGACCACCAGCGATTCCTTATGCAGCCGTAGCCCGTAACTCTTGACGCCCTTGCGCAGCAGATAGTGGTGATCGGCGGGCGCGGGCGTCGCATGTTCCCAAATCCACGCCGCTTTCTGTTCGGGTTCGCTGGATGATTGGCGCGGCTCCGGTCGCGGACATTGCCAGCCCCGCTCACCGGCCATGGAAAACAGCGTACCCAAGCCAACGCCATTCTTTTTGAAGCTTCTCCAGACGGTTTGCGCGTCGCGCTCCTTGTGCGCCGGGCTTTCCTGCCCCCAATCATTCCAGACGCCATAGCCGGATTCGCCTAATCCGGCTTTGATCGCCATACCGGCACGTACCCACTCTTCCCGGTCATCGGGGCTGAGAAACGCCAGTGCGGATCGGATGTCTTGCTCTTGTGTTGCGCCGTTCATGCCGTTTCCCCTTTGTGTTCCGCAGCTCCTTTCCGCCACCATTCCGCTCGATGGAACGGCAACCCGGCCCGTAACTGCTCTTCGCTGAATTTTTCTTTTAACTGCCACCAAACCCAGCCGCGTTTGTAGCCCTTTTCGCGCGCCGCATTCAGTAGCCGGTGGTATTCGTTTTTCACTCTGATCTTGTCCATGGCCGGCCCGGCCCCGTCGATCATCACCAAGTTACCGGCCATGCATTCCGGCGGCTGGCGTTTCTCCCGATCTTCTTGCTCCTGGCGGTCGCTGGAATATTCCCCGCCGCAATGCGGACAGATCAACCGATCATGCGATTGCGCGGACGGCGGCTGAATGAAACTTCCGCAAAACTTGCAACTGGCGTGACTACACGCTGGACAGATCAGCAGCTTTGCCTCTTGGCTAAAATCGGCGCTGCTGCGATCCATGCGCTCGAATTTCCGCGCCATGAATTGATAATTTTCGACGATCCCCGGCTGCGTTGCTGCCACCCACCAAATAGCCCCGGCGTCCCGCTCGACAAATAGCGCCCCGCAACCCGGCAAGAAACACGCATGGGTTTTCTCGACTTTCCGTTTCTTCGATGCGCCTTGCAATGTCCAGACCCGCTCAATATGCGGAGGACCATGCTCTAAAATGTTGCCGGCATGGTCGAGGATTAAAGCGCCTGATTTTCCCGGCGCAACCCGTAAAACCCGCCCCACCATCTGGAGATACAGCGCAACCGACTTCGTAGGTCTTGCCAGAATGCAGCAAGATAATTCCGGGAAGTCAAAGCCTTCCGTGAGAATCTGGCAGTTGCTCACGACCTGAATATCGCCCCGCCGCCAGGCCGCTAATATCCGTTCCCGTTCCGGCGTTGCCATGCCGCCGTCCAGATGCGCCGATGCAACCCCGGCATCCTGGAATTGCTGAATAATGTGCTGGCTGTGCAGGATGCTGGCAGCAAACACAATGGTTTTCTGGCCGGGCGCCCATTCCTGCCAGTGCGCAACGATGTCGCCTACGAGGGTTGCGTTGTCCATTGCATCGCCCAGCGCACCCTCCGCGTAATCGCCACAGCGCACTTTCACCGTGGCGAGCGTCGCCTTGAGTTGCGCGGCCATTTCCGCCGACGGCCCGAGACAGGTCGGCGCAACCAAAAACCCGGAATCAATCAATTCCGGGACGGTAGCGACTTCCAATAGATCGTGAAAAATCCCGTCCAGCCCCTTCCCGTCCAGCCGTTCCGGCGTTGCCGTCAATCCCAACACGTAAGCGTCGGGATAGTTGGCTATAAGCGTCTGATATGACGCCGAACAGGCATGATGACTTTCATCGACGATCACCAAATCCGCTGGCGGATATTCCCGGCGAATCAACGTCTGGATACTGGCAATCTGCATCGGCGCAGCCGGGTTGCGCGATTGCGGATGACCGCTCAAAACGACGTTGTAATTCCAGATTCCCAAATCCCGCAACTTGGCCGCGCACTGGTCAATCAATTCCCGGCGATGGGCCAGGAAAAGGACGCGGCGATTCTTGGCGAGGGCGCTATGAATAATGTGGGCGGCGATACAGGTCTTGCCGCTTCCTGTCGCGGCAACGAGACATATTGAGCGCTTCCCTTCCGCCATGAGTGCGCGCGCTTGCGCAACGGCGTGAAGCTGATAAGGACGCAGGGAAAATGATGAGCTATGCGGCTGCATGGAGCGTATCCTCACTCTCAGCAAACAGGCCGCCCTGCATCGACTTAGCGGACGCTAAATTACGACAGGCCACATCAAAATAGCTGCGCTTGAGTTCCGCGCCTACAAAGCGGCGACCCATTTGCAACGCCACAAAACCTTCTGATCCAATTCCTGCAAACGGCGATAAAACCAAATCGCCGGGGTTGCTCCATAACTCAATGGCGCGTTCGATCACGTCGAGCTGTAATGGGCAGTTATGGACAATACATCCTTCCGCCGTGAATGACGCATCTTCTGCAACCTGTAAATCCCAAACCTCCCGTTCATCCGCGCATTCAATTTTCCTAACTTTTTTCCATGCGCCCTCTGTATCAATCCAGCCGGATTTTTTATAACCTTCCGACATGCGGAATGAAAAAATCCAATCTTGACGCATAGCGACGGCGCGGCTCTGGATTTCTCCTTCTCGACATGGTCTCCCTGCATAAACGCTTGCGACAACGCCATAAGCACGTTGCGCAACAATCGCCATACCCAAAAGCAGTGCCCTTGAAATAGACGATGCACAATGACGATCATGCTTTGCGACATAATGACCATCTGCCGACAAATACCCGTCTAACAATGCCCGTGATTTTTCTAGTGATAATGATACAGCCTCGCCGGGCAATCGCTTTCCTCCAGCGCCTTTTCCGCAACGATTCAATGTCTCACGAACCTCTTTACGCAATCCTTTAAGCGTAATTTGAGTGGCTGTTCGCAATGATGAATGCCCTGCATGATTTCCAAGACGTTCACGCAATTCATGTGCCTCATCATGAGCGCATGAAATAATAAACTCACCAAATCCAGCGCCTCTCGCTCCGCTTGTCCTACGATGTCCGCGATGTCCATCTCCAAGCCACCTGCCGATAATCCACCATTCATCAGCAGTCAGTTCATTTTGTTCTTCAGGAGGAAGCTTCAGATTCAGGTATGAACCAAGCGTATCTTTCGCTTCAATCCATTCAGGGTTGTGGTTTCTTGCGGATGCTTTAGCGTGCGAACCCCATGCTTGTTTTGTCCATAATTCATGATCTGGCGTCACTGTCAGGTCAGCAACACCTTGTGCGCACACCCGGATAGTTTCAGCCACTCCATTGCATCGCTTGGCTAAAACAGGCATCCATCGGCCAAGATGCGTTAAAACATGATTGCCGAATTGGATTTCTTCTATTTCGATATACCCATGCTCGCGCGTAAGCACAAGCGACCCGCTTGCAAGACAGATATGCCTCTCGTCATCATTATCCCGCGCCGCACGATACTGCAGCGTACGAGTAGGATTGACATCCATCCATACCGGGCTGGCGTATTTCTGCCACAAACTAACCGGGAAACCATCATGCGTTTTCGTTACCGGCTCAGGATTGACGCCTGGCTTGCGCATGGTAACTAGATAGTCAGGAATGCCCATGCGCGACATGCAAGAATCTTTGCGCAGTTGTTTGTACAGCAGTCCCATTGCTTTTGTACGTTGCATCGCGGTCACTGGGTCTTTCCAGATCACTACCTCACTATGGAAAATCCAGCCGGCATCGACAAACAACTTGATCAATTCCCCGCGAAAATCATGAATCCCAATCTGTCCATCCCGGCCTTTCATCATCGGGATATTGGTGCAATGGAAACTCAATAACCGCCCGTCTTGAGTCACCCGCAATAGTTCATTCACCAGAAAGCGGAAGTGCTGGTAAAAATCCGTATGGTTGCGGGAATTGCCCATATCACGGGTTGAATTGGAGTAGGTGTACAGCGACGCAAACGGCGGGCTGAAAACGGTATAGCCGATGGATTTGGACTCCATCTCGGAAACCACATCCACGCAATCCCCTAAATGCAGCGTCCAATCCTCATCGCGCACTACGGCCCGCTCATAGTCATTCGTTTCCCGATGCGCGCCCTGGATTTCCCGTTGCGAAAACTCCCGCATGTGGCCCACCATTGCCGCACTCATTTCCTGAGCCTGTGCGGCTTTCCGCTCGATGTTCTTCAAAATCGCGCCCTCGCCTTCCGATGAAATGATATGCACCTCAACCGGGCGGGCTTGCCCGAAGCGATAGCATCGCCGCACGGCCTGGTAATACGCTTCATAGCTATCGTCTAGCCCGACAAAGCAGACGTTTGAGCAGCACTGCCAATTCATTCCAAATCCAAAAACAGAAGGCTTGGTCAGCATTACTTGAATGATGCCAAGCCTCCAATCTGATTCAAGCTTTATTTTTTCTTCGATCTTGGTTGCGCCACGAATAGAAACAAAGGCAATTCCGTTTTCTTTTAGCGCAACTTCCAAAGCATCCTGCTCTGGGTTTAGGTGGCACCAGATAACCCACTTCGGTAATGCAGGTACATGGCTGCCGATGTCAGAAATTCTATGTTGTCCTTGAATTTCCCCAATCCCTGATTGCAATTCATGCAGAGCAGACCCCTGACATTCCCTGTCTTGTGGCAATGATCGATTACCGGAAACATCTTCGGGTTGCTCATATCCGAGTACCCGCAAATCGCGCATCCGCCATTCTGTTTCGCAAGTAAATCCTGATAATCCGTTATCTGGATTCCGTAATTTTTCATTCGCTGCGACTTCCTTTTGGCTGGATTCGCATCTTGCCATTCCTTCGCTTTCTGTTTTGCCATCTCCCTGTATTCTGCATTTTCCGCGTACTTCATCCTCCGTGCCGCATTGCGCTCTGCCCGCTGTTCTGGCGTTATCTTGTACTTCTCTGGATTCGCCTTGTAATACTCCGCTAGATAAGCTTTTTGCTTCTCCGGGTCTTTCTTGGTCTGTTGCAGATACCTCTCCCGATACTCCGGGTCTTCTGCAATCTTTCGATCCCGATTCTCCTGATATTCCTTTTTCCAAGCCATCTAAATCACCTTGATTGTTTTGCAAATTAAGTGCAATTTTATCATTTTCGCTCTTAATAAGCAACACAACCGCTTTCACCCGATCTTCAATACTGACTCGCTTGGCGGCGCGCCTGTCATTCAACGTGAGCGCAACCGTAGAAAACAGTTGATCGCTCGGCACAAACGGAGCATCAACCGTGTGCTGGTAGGTATTCAGGGGAGGGAGAATATATCGCGATCCGTCAAAACCAAGATCGGAGGGACTGCGAATGCAAACGGCCCAAGTAGACATCCATTGCCAAAAGACCGTTTTCCCGTGGCCTTTGAGCCGCCATTTGCTGGTATCTCCGCCATCATGGATGAAGAATTGAGCCAGCATCTCCGTGCGGCTCATCACGCCTAAAAATTCAGACTGATTGCCCAGTTCCATAAAATCATTCGGGCTAGGAGTGGCGGTGCAACTTAATCGGTAATCGGTATCGGCGAACTGGCTAATGATGGCGTTGCGGGTTTTCCCTTCAAACGATTTCAAAATACTGCTTTCATCCAATACCACGCCGCCCCATTCAATCCCGGCGAAGCGTTCCAACATTTCGTAGTTCACGATGACGATACGGGAACCGATCACCAGTGCTTTGGTTCGCGCATACCGGCAATCGGCAATCCCGATGCGCTGCGCTTCCCGGACGGTTTGTTGCGCGACGCACAGCGGCGCAAGGATTAAGACAGGCTTGCCGGTGTAATCCGCGACTTGATCGGCCCAGGCCAATTGCATTGCGCTTTTTCCAAGGCCAGTATCGGCAAAGATCGCCGCGCGTCCGCGCTTCACCGCCCAATCGACAATCGCAGCTTGGAAATCAAACAGGCCATAGTGGGACAAATCAGAGGGCGCAAATCCCACGGGGACATGCAGTGACAGCTTTGAAGCGATGAAGTCTTGGTATGATGCAGGCGACAATACGCCTGATGTGGTAACATCATTCATGGTGGTTAAACCTCTATCTCAGGTTGAACTGCAAGTGCCTGCCGGACTCTCGCAAAGCCCGGTAGGTGCGCAAAGCATACTACAGACCTGCTAATCATGGCAGGTCTTTTTTGTGGTGCGGCTCTTCCCAATCCGCGCACACACCGCATGGCCGACTGATCGGCTCATCCGCCCATGCGACTTGCAACTGGTGAATTGGATGCATGCAGCCGCATACCGGCTGCACCTTGACCGCGTTGCCGATTTGCACGTTTTTCCAGCGATGGCCGACGGGCGCGGGCCGATCAATGCGGTATCCCCACCAAGGCGCGTTCATATCCGCGCCTCATACGGGGTCTGATCCCGATCCGGGTCAATCTCCCCAAACAGTACACTGCGCACATCCTCAAAACTGCGTACCGTCGCGCCAATCCCGCCAACTTCTCGCACGGCGGCCATAAACTCCCGCTGTTCCGGCGTCGCCACGCCGCCAGGGCGCTTGACTTCGAGCGCAAAGTACCGGCCCGGCGTTGCGCTACCGCTCCCAAGCAGACCTTCAATATCGGCTTTCCCTTTTGAGCGCATGGAATGACCGGGGATATGCAACTCATAAAACCGGATAAAATCAGCGCCGACTTTTACCGCCCCGCCATTGACTCGGCAAAACCAGCCGACCCGTCCTCGCGCCATTTCATGCGCCAGATATTCGATGATCTGGCTTTGCAACTCGGATTCAAAGGTCTTCATTGGCTCGTTCCACGGGGAGATAATGATCCCCGCTCAACTGACAGACATGCCAGCGGACTTCGGCGGGCGAATTGAATGTGACCTCGGCGCGCAAGCGGGTATGCCGCTGGCATAATCGCCGCACTAAACACGGCTGATGTTCCGGCCAAATGCCGTAGCAATAGACAAAAGGGGGATCGTTCATACGCGACTCCTGATTAACAATCCCAATCCAGCCAACAGCAATCCCACGGTTCCCGGTTCCGGGATTCGAGTCGGTTGCGGGCAATCTTTTTCCGACTCGGAAATGCACTCGATGCGGAACAGCTTTTGCGTACCGTCCATGGCATAAGCCGGAACCGGCCCTGCTGATCGAGTGAGTGCGTATTTGGCCGGGCCGATAGCAACCGGCTCATAAAGCGCCCATGCCGCAACAGCGCATCCCAATCCGAATCCGGCCAACAGTCCAATCAGGAACAGCCCGGTCTTCATGCCGAATCCCAATCCGGTTTCGTCCATTCCCAGGTCACAAATCCCGGCGAATAATTCTCAACTTCATCCGCCCGATCCAATACAGCGCTCAATTCATGCGCTTCATAGGCATCAATGACGGTTTTCGCCAGGTTGAAACAGGTTTCCTCTTTCGGGCATTGATGGGCAGTCGCGCACACCATCATGTTTTTTGCCCATTGGTACATTTCCAGGGTGATAATCATGCGGCTAACTCCAATCTTGGCTTGCCAAATACCATGCGAATCGCATTCATCGCTTCTTCATGCATATCCGCCAAGGCCAGCCACTTCTTGATCGTGTCCGGGTCGTTCATCGGCGTCATGTCATTCAGGAAAGCCGCCAGTCCGATCAACTCCAGCCGAGCCCCGTTAATCACTTCCTGATGAGTTTCAATGCGCTTGACTTCGCTGGACAGAGAATCAAGATAGGCTTTCTTGCGGGCTACGATGTCTTCAATGGATTTCTTTTTCTTTTCCATTTCATTGACTTCATCCTGATAACCTTGCAGCTTGGTTTTGACTTGATCGTTCACTAACCGGGCTTGCTGCTTTTGCAAATCCGCCAGTTGAGTCTGCAAGGCGTCGGCCTGCTGCTGGAATTCAACGGCTTTGCGTTTGAATTCCTCATAATCATCCGGCGCTTTCTCCACGATGACCGGTTCCGGCGCGGGCGTCGCTTTCAACAGGTCAATCTGCGTTTCAAGTTCCCGGATTTTCAGGCGGCGTTCGTTGCTTTCATCTTGGCTTTCTTGACTGCGCTGCTTCCATTCAGCAACCGCATCATCAACCCGCTTGGCGGTCATTTTCGCGCCTTCTTCTTCCGCCTTGCGCGTGGCTTCTTCCCATATCTCCTTGCGGACTTCTTCGGGTACGGATTTGAGTGGGCGAAGTTGTCCTTCTGATGGCTGTTTTTCTACAATTGTAGAAAATCCAATCTGTAAGCTGATTTCCGCAGCATCAGCAAGCTGATAAATTCTGGCCGAGCCAAGGTTCAACTCCTTCTCGCCATACTCCACAAACGACTCATACCCCAGTGCTTTCCAGCCTTTCCTATCTCGCATGTCCAGCAGTAGATAGCGCGTCGTATTGATATGGCGCTTAATCAGCCGGTCGGTTTCGCGGGCTTCGTCAAGGGACATTTCCATCTGTATCAGGTCATTCATTTCGCTTTCCTCTTATTGCGGGCGGCAACGGCTTTTTTATTACCAAGGCCAAAGAAATTACCAACCTCTTCTAGGGGTTTTCTTGAATTGATCTTTCCATTCATCTTTGCTGCTTTGTTGCTCAAAAGCACGATCAAAGGTCTCTTTACCTTTCCATAAAGAAGTTGCTGCTGCCAGTCGCTTATCAGGGGTAGCGTAAGGATCGTTTAACCCAGTCATTTGGCAAGTTGCTGCAATCTGTTTAGCGCGTACCGCATATTCACCGCCATCGCATTTTGCGCTTGAACCCCAGATTTCAATGCCAATCTTTACCTTGTCGGTAAACGGCTTGTAATGCTCCAATTGAATCTGATACATCGGGACTTGCGTAGCATCTTGTCGCAAAACTCGCTGTAATTCACGCGACCGATCTGCTGATTTATTCCGCTTCTTGCCATTCAAACAAGGCGGGTTGGCGGTAGTGGCGGATAATACAAGCGCGGCGTTTTCTAGTTCTGACATGGTGCTTGGCGTCATAAGTGGTATGGCATCGCTGACACATGGCCCGGAGATTATCGGGGTCACAGTTTCCGGGTTCGTGGTCAAGGTGGGCGACGGTAAGCACAACTCGGCTGCCGGTAACGGGATGGGGTTCGCCATTCCGGGCGCGACAGTCGGGATAGGCGGGACTGCCTTCGCAGCAATCACCCGCTCTTTCGCGGATCGCTTGGCTAATAGCTTTCCAGTTTTGCGGATAACGCGACCAGTCTTTGATAGGCATGGCGCGGATTCCTGTATACTTTCACTACTCATTGGTGTTTCCTCGTTAAGTCAAAAACATCAGTGATAGCCGGCCCGAACCGGCGCAATGAACCAGCCCCGATTGGCGGGTTTTTTGTTGGTCTACGAATTGCTTTTTACTTCAATCCATGCCGCATCCGCCTCGGCAATCTGCCGATACAGCGCAGGGGCCAGCAGTGAGGGCGGGGATTTGGTGATGCGCACAACGTCCGCCAGCCGTTCAGGCGGTACTTCATTCTTGAGCGTCCATTTTCTGACGCCTTCCGAACTCATGCCCATGGCATCAGCGACCGTGCGCAGCCCGGCCCGGCGTAGCGGGTGGCGTTTGAGAGCGTTTCTGTTCATGAGGGCAAAATACAACCGCACAGTGTTTTCTGCAACTGTTATTTTCTGCGATCATGCAACTAGCAGTTGTTTTTTGAAACTGGCGGGTATACTATTATCTTAACCTGCCGCCCAGTTCACCGGGCCGGCCTTGAGAGGCACCTAGTCTGGGGACAGGGCAGCGGGGAGTGAACGCTCCTTTGGTGGTTATTGGCCGGGACTTGTTGACCATCGGCAAGATCCGGCCCTTTTTCAGGAGGTTAGCGATGAACGACATTTGGCTAGCGATATATCTATCCGCTCTTGATAGCGCTGCTGATAACGGATTCACCTTGTATTCCAGCCGCATTGACGGCGCGTTGTTGCCCTGGTAACAGTCCATGAGCGCCAAAAAACGGCAGGAATGGCGCAAAAAACGTGCGGCCCGGTTCGCCGATTACAGCCCGCCCGTTACTCAGCCGGTTGTCAGCTACCACCGGAAACCCTCGCTGATTCACCGGGGCCGACTGACAGACGCAGCGTTACGAGCGATTTCCGCCGTAACCAGTGAACAACTTTAGGAGACTCAAATGATGACTGAACGTGATTTGATCAAGAGACACCAAGCCGCGTTACGCGCCATAGACCGCTATGACGAGCGGAATGCAATCCATGCGGTACTCGCCAAGACCGGCCCGCGTACCGGCACACATCCTATGGCGACCAAGATTGAGCCGGAAGTGCCGCGCCCCATGGCAATGCGGCTTCGCCCGCCGCTGCTGGATATGGACATGGATGATTTCAGCCAGTCCCACAACAGCATGGTCATGGACGATGTAATCAACTACCTAGCAATCTTAGTGACGTTTAGTGCAGTCATCGCAGTCATCGCAATGATTGCTGCCGTCGCCTTGGAGTTATTGCCGTGAATGCCCCTTTGGTGATGGACATGCGCCATTTCGCGCAACTGGATGCGGCAGCATCGGCGGATTTAGCCCGTGAGCAACTGGCGTCTGAAATTGCCAATGATCCTTATTTACTCGCAACAGCTATCGGCGACCGGGACGGCGCTGACAAGACCTTGATTAGCCTGTGCCGTGCCCTGTCGGCAATCTATACCGCAGGACAACAGGCGACGCCAGAGCAATCCATGGCGCTGTGCCTCGCTGTACAGGCCATTGCCGACGATGCAGCGAGCTATGAACTTGAATGCTGAAACGAAAAACGCCCGCCAAGTGAGATTAGCGAGCGTTCCAACCGGAGATTTGAAAATGCAGACGAAAATCATACCCCTTCCGACCCGCCGGCGCAACCCCGACCGTGCCGCCATGGCAACCATGTCCGCTGAACTGCGGCAGTTGCGCCTTGAGATTGCTGAGTTACGCGAGATTATCCGCATAACGACCATGCCCGCGCCGTGGGGATTGGGGGAGCGGCCATGAACCGCTACGAAATCCAGTGTCGCAAAGACGATCAATGGTTTTCGTACACCATTTACCGAAACGGCCAGCCCTATCAAGGCGGAATCATGCGTACCAAACGCGCCGCGATGAAGCAAGCGCAGATCGAGTTGCAGAAACTCCATCGCGCGGAACAGCCACTTGCCGCGTAACCCAAACAGGCCATGGAGGGCCAGGAGAAAATCCCATGTTCAAGAAAGCTGAACGCAAATCCGCCAAGCTGCGCGCCGCGCTGTGCGGAACTTCAGGTAGTGGAAAAACCTATTCCGCCCTACTGTTAGCCCGTGGACTGTGTGGTGAATCCGGCAAGATCGCGGTCATCGACACTGAGCGTGGCAGCGCCTCGCTATATGCGGACGTGACTGATTTTGACGTGGCTGAATTAGTGCCGCCGTATTCGCCGGCCCGTTACAAATCGCTGATTACCGCCGCCGCCAAGGAGTATGACGTGCTAGTGATTGACAGCCTAAGCCATGCCTGGAGTGCAGAGGGCGGCGTGCTGGATATGCATGACAAGGCGACGCAGAGCAACAAGGGCGGAAACAGCTATACCGCTTGGCGGGATGTGACCCCGCAGCATAATCAACTGGTAGACGCGATCCTATCCTGTCCCTGTCACGTCATTATCACTATGCGCAGCAAAACTGCGTACGAACTCCAGGATAACGGCAACGGGAAAAAGACGCCGGTCAAAATCGGTCTAGCGCCGATCCAGCGCGACGGCATGGAGTACGAGTTTACGCTGGTGCTGGATGTGAGTGTGAGCAATCACATTGCTAGTAGCAGTAAGGACCGTACCCGGCTTTGGGATGGGCGCAACGACAAGATCACCATCGCACATGGCGCTGAGTTGCGGGAATGGTTGCAATCCGGCGCGCCGGTTGTTGACGCCGATCAGCAGACCGCCGATGCCCTTCTTGCCGACCTCGCCGCCTGTCAGACCATCACTGAATGCCGGTTGTGGCTGCCCGCCGCCCGGCAAGCGTTGAACCTGAAACCGGGTGATGCGCTGTATATCGACATGACCGCAAAAGCCAAAGCCCGCGCCGATGAAATTCTGGCTGCTGCTATCCCGGCACCGGCCCCGGAACCAGAATTAGAACCTGAATTGGAGGCTATCGAATGATCACTTTGAAAAACATCGGCCCCATCGAAAACGTAACCATACCCGTCCCTGCTGATGGCGGCGTGGTAGTCCTGCGTGGGCGCAACGGCTGCGGGAAAAGCACGGCGCTGGACGCCATCCAAACGGCCATTACCGGAAAGGGCAAGCCGTCGCTGCGGGACAAGACTGCCAAGGGAGAAATCCACGCGGGCGGGGTCTCGCTCACGGTCGCCAAATCCATCCGGCGATCCGGTGAATTGGTAGTGACCTCGCTGGATTCCCGGCTGTCCGTGGCTGATCTGGTGGAGCCAGGCATTCAAGACCCGCTGCGCGCCGACGCCAGCCGGATCAAGGCACTGGTTAATCTGTCCCGCGCGGAAATTCAGCCCGACGACCTGCACGGCTTTCCTGACAATCTGACTGCTGATTTGAATCTTGCTGACCCGGTGGCCGCCATGGCCGAACTGAAAAAGCGGCTCGACATCGGCGCGCGGGAGTATGAAAAGCTGGCAAAAGACAGCGCCGCCAAGGCCGCCGCCCTGCTGGAATCGGCGGGCGACCCCGGCCCGCTACCCGATGAAGCCGCGCTGCAAGCTGCACTATCCGACGCGCAACGCCGGGTAGATCGGCTGAATGACCTAGCGGAACAATCCCGTGTTGCCAAAAACCGCGCCGCTACGGCCCAGGCGAAACTGGCGACGATTGAACGGTTTGATACTGCCGAACTGCAACGCCAACTGACACAAACCAGCGACGAACTGGACGCGCAACGCGATACTGCGCAACGCCTGAAAGAGCAATACAACGCCGCTGTTGAACGCTACAAAGAGCGCGCCGCCGCCCGGTCGCTACTGCATGCGCAATTTGAGTCTGCGCAACAAGCCGACGCACTGCGGGCGCAACTGGAAAGCCAGATCGCCGAGTCGCTGATTCCCGCGCCGCCCCCGGAACAGATAGCGGATGCCCGCGCCGCCCTGGAAACCGCCATGCAGGCTATGACCGCCGCCGCCCAGTCCCGCGCCGCACAGCAAACCCGCGCCAAGGGCAGCGAACTGTCTGCCGAGGCGCAGCGGCTAGAGGAAGAATCGAACCTGTTGCGTCGCAAGGCCCGGCAAACCGAAGAAATCCTCTCGGAAATCATCGCCGATCTGGGCTGCCCGCTGCGCTGTCTGGACGGGCGACTGATCACGGACACCGCGCGCGGCCCGACTTACTACGCCGATCTATCCGAAGGCGAGCGCTGGACGATGGCGCTTGATATTGCCGTGCAAGCTCTGGGCGGCGGCGGGCTACTCGTGGTCCCACAGGCAGCGTGGGAAGGATTAGACCCCGCCAATCGCGCCCTGATTGCGGCCCATGCGAAACAGGCCGGCGTGGTGATTATCACCGCCGAATGCGATACCGGCGAACTCGCCCCCAGCGTGTTTGGCATCGCTGCTTAATTCATTCAACCCATCCCCCCGAATTCGGGGGGAATTCACTGGAAACATCATGGCATCAGTCAATAAGTGGATCGGCATTGGCAACTTGGGCAAAGACCCGGAAGTGCGCTACATGCCCAGCGGCAAGGCAGTTGCGAGTTTTTCTATTGCCTGTAGCGAATCATGGAAGGACAAAACGACCGGCGAAAAGCAGGAAAGAACTGAATGGGTCAACTGCACGGCTTTCGACAAGTTGGGGGAAATCTGCGAGAAGTATCTGAGAAAAGGGAGTCAGGTCTATGTTGAGGGTCGGCTGCAAACCGACAAGTATCAGAAGGACGGTCAAGACCGCTACAGCACAAAGGTGGTCATCAGCGACATGAAGATGCTAGGGAAAAAAGAGGGTAGCGGATATAGCGATTCCCAGCAATCCGCGCCAGTTACGGCCAGTCCGGCACCCGTTCAGGCTGTTGATGACGATCAGGACATCCCCTTCTGAGGTAGACATGAAACGCTACTGGACTGATGAAGAACTGGCGACCTTACGGGACGTGTACGCCACGATGCCGCCCGGCCAATCCCGCAAAGCCGAACTCCTCCAGCGCTTGCCGGGCCGAACCGTCAACGCGATAAAAAATCAGATTGTCAGTCTCGGTTTGGCGCGGACTGCAACGCAAGAGAAGAATCGCAGCAAAGGCCAGGGATTGGCCGGACGGGTGTATGCCACGCTGGCGCAACACGGCCCGCTATCAGTCGCTGGATTAGCCGAATTCATGATGTTGCCCGTCCCTGCTGTTAGTAGCGCGATAGCCCATCTGACCAGCAAGAGATCAGTGATTTATGACTCAGGTAGACGCCCTCGCCAATGGCGGGTCAGATTGACGCCAGGCCCGGCCCGCCACACTCCCCCGCGTCGCGTTGATTGGGGTGTGGGGATCACCGAAGAAGATCATGAATGGATGCGCCGGTATCGTGAACAGCGCGAGCGGCGATTGGCGAAAATGGAACAGCATCCATGCTCCTAACGATCTCCCAGGTAGCCGAACGGTTGCAATGCAGCAAAGGCCACGTCCACAATCTGATTAACGCTGAACGGATGGCAGAGACTACGCCGGCACGGCTGGTTCCGCCCCGGTTGCGGCCCCTACTGAATGCCAGGTTTCCCCGGCCCCGCTATTTATCGGCGGGGAATCGGATGCCAAGAATTGACGAACAGGAGTTATTGCAATGGTTAGAGCAACAATGACAAACGAACCATGCCCACGTCCGATCAATGTTGCCACAGATCATAGTATGAAGTGGTGCAAAGAGAACGGCCATTGCGGCTGTGTCGAATTGGAGGTTTTGCGCAAAGAGTATGGCGAACTCGTGTATCCGCTGAACCCAGGCGAAGGAGAATGACATGAGTTGGGATATTGGGATTGAATTAAATGGTATTAAGTTCGAGAACGCCGAGTGGAACTACACGCACAACTGCAACCCGATGATGCGTGATGCCGGATACGATTGGATTTATCACTTGCACGGGGAACTCGTCGCCGACACCTTGCCGAAGTTTCAAGCGATGGTGGAGAACCTGGAAGCGAATCCAGAGAAGTACCGAGCGATGAATCCTGAAAACGGATGGGGGGATTATGATCGTCTCGTCAGTTTGTGGTATCACATCCTGCATCGCGCCCATGAGATTGCCGAGGCCGTACCGAACGCGACTTGGTGGGAGTGGAGTTAAGGATGAACCGGGAACTGCGTCGCAGCATGAAGCACGAGAACCGTCATCGTCCGGCCTGCTTAACTCTCGTTCCGCGTGACCAATGGCCGAGCGAGAGTGATCCAAGTCGCATCGAGGTCTGGATCAGCCGCAAGATTCTCGTGCAGGTGTTTGATGAAGGAAACGGGACTCAGCGACTCTCCATCAATCGCACGGTCATCCGACCCGATGGCGGGTGGGCCGATGGACTGACTTGGGACGAGCTTCAAGACATCAAGCGGCAGGTGGGCCGTGGCGATCAGTGGGCGGTGGAGATTTACCCGAGTGATCAAGAGGTCGTGAACGTGGCGAACCTGCGTCATTTGTGGTTGTTGCCCGAACCCCCGTCCTTCGGTTGGCGAAAGATCGATCCTGAATGACAGACCCACTCCTTGACGAGAAGGACCCGATTGAGATTATCCTCGCCTTCGCTCGACAAATTGAAGGCGCTCGACTCCAGCGCGATCCGATGCAGATTCATGATCGAGACCGCTGGTTCGTGACCTTGATCCTCGCCCTAATTAGCGATCCGCATCATCACGTCGGGCGAGTGGTGGGCCGCCACGCCTTCAAGACCTGGATTGATCGGGGCGGGAAAGTGCCGAGGCAAGGGACGATTGCCCGGTGCTTGAAAGAGGAAGATCAATTCGAGTTTGCCGCGCAATACCTGTACGATTCAGGAATGAAAGTGAAGGACATTGCGATGGCGCTTGGATCGTGTGAGTTGACGATTCGGCATGTGTTGAAGCATCTTAGTCAAGAAGAGTATCAATCACTGCATGAGGAGAATGATGATGAAAAAGTTTCCCTGGGGAAGAATCACCAATACCTTCGTTTATGACTTCGATGGAGTGGAGGTAACGATCATCAAGTTCCATCCGTGGGTTTATGAAAAAGGATACAGCACGAAGAAACCAGACATGGAAAAGATCGAGTATCACTGCGAAGAGATCAATCAATCTGCCGACTCGCTCATCACCCTTCTGTTGACTTGGATGGTCGAGCATCAACTCGGACACAATCAAGGAGCCTTGACGCAAGGCATTGCGCGAATGCTGAAACTGTCTGATGCACTTTAAGGAGAATGAGATGAATAAGCATAGCGTATGGACTCGATTCATGGATATGTACAGTGGCGGAAGATGCAAGCTCTCTCCGTTCGAGTATATCTATATCGAAGCGGACAAAGAAAGCGCGGAATTGATCTTTGAAGATCAACTCCATCAAGACCCTTACGGAGTCAGTTGCGGCTGCTGCGGCCCTGATTACTCGATTAAGGAGTATGCGTCTCTTGAAGACGCGACCCAATTGGCGAACGTGTCATACCTGTGGTGATTCTGGACGAGGAGCGCCTACACTCGAATATCCAGATGGAGAAGATTGTCCTGATTGTGATGAACTCGTGATGACTCACAATCGACTCAATCAGGAAAAGGAAGATCGCGAAAGATCGGGTTACGTCCTAGCGATGCGATTACTTCAAAGCGACTTGGACTTGGATGATCTCGAAATGGGTGCTATTGCACAATTCACACAGCCGGAAGTCATGCGGCAAGTATTGAGGGCGATGAAATGAAAGCACAACTTGATGGAACACAATGGAACGACTATCAACCGTTACCGAGTTACGGACGCCTGCATGATTCCCTGCAAAACCACTTCGGAACGATTGAAGAATCCGGTCGTTCGATGCGCCGGTATGCAGTGTACTTCCCGGCCATGAATCAGGACATTCTGGCTGAACTGAAAGAGATTCAGCGAAGAGTCAATGGATTGATTATTGCGTTTGAAACACTGGAACCCATTAACCCGCAGTCCGCAACGCCCTGACATTATCGATGGTTAACCTATCGCGTCATTCACCCAAGGAAAATACATGAATAACATAGCTCACATTGTTCTTGTTTGTGGAAGACTTCGGTTGTACGTTGCAGGAATTTGTCTCGCTACAGAAGCCGATCTCTGTAGGCACCCATTGCCCTATGACATTGCAGAGAAAAACCTACAAGAATTAACGGAGGCATACGGCGATGTTGGACTTGCGCGGAATGTCTCCGACAAGTGGAACCAATACACTCTTGAATGGGCAGCCGATCAGATTAACCGTGCGATGTTAGAGAAGACTTACTAACTTGAACGAGCAACATCATCCAACTGGAGCAAATATGAAACCCAAGATGATTGACTACCCACTGTACCGTGACCGACGACCGCAAGAGATCAAGCAGTTATTGATCGACGTGGCGAGTGGAAATATGCCAGAAAGCCAAAAAGATATTGTCGGAGATATGTTGGCGGAATCCAAGTTGATGATCGAAGCCGCAGATTATATTCGCCAACTCGAAATACTCAATGATCTGTTGGTGCCGTTAGCGCAATGCGGTCGCAAAGCGTTGAACGATCACCTTGTGAGTGGGATGGTTGCGTACTTTGAAAACAACCATAAAGACTTGTCGCCAGAGTTCGTCAAGATTGTGGAAGAGAACTTTTGGGAGTTGCTGGAATGAATGACATTCGATTAACTCCACTCCATCCGACACCCACGATGATCGAAGAAGGCGCGAAACGGTTGCTCCGATGGCAAGACGATTCAGTGTGGCCGGATTCGTGGGATGCCCTGCAAATCTTACAAGCCAAACGAGACGCTGAACGAGTTTGGAGAGGTATGTGGTTAATGGCGCAAACTGATCGACCGAAGTAAACACCGAGTGTTGACAACTCGACTTTCGGTTTTATACTTCCTCTCGTTAAACGAATCTAACCGATACGAACGAGAGATTGATATGACCGATGTAACAGAAGTGGTTTCTGGAAAGACTGTTTCCGAGTTGGATGCAGTGATTGCGGCTGCCGTTGCCGAGAAAGAGAATGCCAAGCAGCGGACGCTTGAAACGCTGAACGCGAAGGCCGAAGAGTTTAAGGCGCTGTGTGCCGAAGCCGGTGTTAAGGCGAAGGCTTACTTTGTGGAGAAGTCGGAGTCTCCGACGGTCGTGTATGCGAATCCTGAGAATCCGAGCGAGACCTACTCGAAAGGCCCGCGTCCGGCGTGGTTGAAGGCCATTCTGGAAGGCATCACCGACAAGAAAGCCGTGAAGTCCAAAATGGCTGAACTGATTGTTGGTTAATTCGTACTCGGTACTTGCTGAGTAGTCTTCGCGAGTTCAAGCGCGAGGTGACAGCAGGAAAGACTGCTCAAGTCAACACGGCCCCTCTCGATGAATCCTTACAATGGTGAAGTCGCTTAGGGGCTTTTACTATCTATCGACTATCAAAAGACTATCTTTTGAGTAGCGTTTGTGGTATAATGAAGTCTCTTAACGAAGGAGAATGAAATGAGCGAATTCAATGTTGGGCAAACTCTCTATTACGTTCGTGTATTGAGAAAGAATTGCGAGTTTCTGTCGGTTTCAAACACGAACATCAACCTGAATTTCGTATTTTGAATAAAGGAAAACGAAATGAATAAATTTGCTTGGAGTAGCGACGGAAACTATTTTGTTGGGAGCTTCGATTCCTCAGAATCGGCACTGGCCGATGCCACTAGCGGCGAGAAAGGCGAATATGAATTTACAGTTGGTGAATTAGTACCGGCCATAGAATACTTATCTTATAAAAAGATAGGTAGAAATATCCTTGAAGAAATATTCGAGCAACTATCAGATGAAATAGATTCTGATATTGTTGAGCGATCTTTTGAATGGACAGAAAAAGATGAAGAAGAATTAGGTAAGATCGTTTTAGATTATATAGATCGTCATATAGGATTTAATTGTTTTGGTATTAAGAACGAACGTGTCATTCAAGGAATTGCATGAACACTACTCTCTCCGGTTGCCAAGCCTTGCACGGCTGCGAGAAGAAGAACGAGTGCCTTCGTTATCAGCACTTCCAAGATCAACCATTGATCGGATTCCATGCCTATCAACAATGCAAGATCAGTCTGTTCACCGAGAACACCTATCCGCACTTCGTTGCGATCATGCAGGACGTGGCGAACGTCGCTGAGGAAGCGCCTGATCGAACCTGACCAGCCTTCGCGTGAGCCTGCACTCGAAAGTGGCGAGAATGACCGTTTTGTGGCCTTCCTGTGTGTGTGATGCTACGTGTTACCAAAAGCAGCGTCGTACAAAATTAATTCCGTTATCAGCAATTCCGCTGGAGAATGAAGATGATTCCGATCTGCCCCTACTGCGCCGCCGAGTCAAGGTTAGTGACCGGCGCTGATCTCTACCCTCATCGAGCAGACCTTGCCGAACTGCGCTTCTGGCAATGCAAGCCGTGTGATGCGTATGTCGGTTGTCACAAGAAGGAATCGGGCCAGGGCGATGGAACGCAACCGCTCGGACGACTGGCTAATGCCGAACTGCGTCGAGCGAAGAGTCAAGCCCATGCCGCGTTTGATCCACGATGGAAGACGCGAACGATGAGTCGGCGCAATGCGTATGCGTGGCTAGCTCGTGAACTCGGTCTGCCGGTGGATCGTACCCACATCGGCGACTTCGATGTAGAGACGTGCAGACGAGTCGTGGAGATTTGTCGTAAAACGATGATGTAACACCCATCAAAAAACCCGGTCAAGCCGGGTTCTGCTTTAGGCTGACAAGCCGCCATCAATTACTTCAAACTTTCAAGCTCTCTCTGTTTAGAGAGACTTGACGCCTTCGCTTTAGTTCCGTAGGCAAGTTCATCATGCATCGCCTTGGAGTTGCGTATTACGCGAAGCGCCTGGATAAAGAGCGTCTTGAGTCAGGCCATTGACCACTGAAAATAGTTGTTGACAAACAGACTATTATGTGGTATAATCAGTCATGGTTTGGCAGAGAGACTATATATCTAAATAAGTCACACTGCCGGTCGGCGCATCCTCCACAATCCGCCCATCTTGCACCACCCATCGCTGGCCGATTTCAAGACTTCTTCCGGTGCCGGTAACTTCGATACTTCCGCCGCCCGGCAACAACGTCACCGTACAACGCTGATCGCCGAAACTCGAATTGACGGCTGTGACTTCGCCAATGTAGAGCGGCCCGCTGGTCTGCATCAAGCGGTCGAACGTCTTCCAGAGGTTCATGGCGCGTTCTCTTTATACCAATCATCAAATAGATAATCCGGCCTTTCGATTTCATTGATTCTCCAATGTTCCCGCAAACATTGCTTGTGGCCGATACGCGACTCAATCCAGTCCATGATCTCCCCCCTTCTCCCTCGAAGGTCTTTGATTCTCGGCTCAGGGTTTTGAATATCTGGCGGCCAACCCCATGAATTGAGTTGGTAATGCCAGTTTGCCAAGGTTGCCAATGTCTGTTGTTGTAAAACTTCAATATCGTCTTGTGTGATATTCATGGTGCAACGATCTCCAGTGTTTGCGTAACTTGATTCCAACTCGCCGATATAGAGACTCCAACAACGAGTCCTCGAAAACCGTCTTCTTCCCCGTCAGCAAAATCGAGTACGGTTCCCGGTTCAATGAGTCCGGCCCCGGTCGGCGTCGCTTGCAATGGCAGTTCGAGAGCATAACTCTTCATCGGCCAGTGGTCAGCGAGTTCTTGAATCGCGCGCGGTTCTGCGGCGTCAAGGTGGGTGATGAGCGTATCAACCACTGAAGGCGCATGGGTCAATCCTCCGGTCGCTGCTCGCTTGCAGATGGCGACAATGCCGCTATCCACCCCGCCCGATACCATAATCGCTTCGTACTCGAATCCTTCCTGCTGCTTTAGATTCTCTTTGAGCGTGTATGAACTGGGCAAGGTCAATGTCGCGGGTGAACTGAGCCAGTCCCACGGCTTGCGAGGCCACTTCGGAACTGCATAAATTATTTTATCAATCGGGTCCGAATACACCTTTCCGCCACACGATTTGACAATCCGAATCAATGCTTCCATCGGCGTCAAGTTCTCGTACTTGAAGACATGATCGGGAACCGTCCAGTCTGGTAACGAGACCGACAACGAGAAGCCTTCCAGAAGTTCCTGCAACATCAACTGCTGTGCGGTCTTCGTGCTGGTTTCCCAATACGATTTCGCCAAGCTGTACGGTTCGGCCATGAGCGCAATCGGGCTTCTGCCCGTGAGCTGCCCGCCAAAATCATTGAACGCTCTGGAGTAGTCCACTTCGTCAACCACGAATCGCCAGACGAAGCCGTTGATGGTCGCCTGAACAAGTCCCGGCGCGGCAGGCACTCGTTCGTATCCGGTTCGGTTCATCAGAGTGGCTGAGAGCGTCCAGCACCAGGACTCCCAATCAATAATCACCGTCAGGGAGGAGACGGGAATATCGGCGCTATCCGAGACGCGAATCAATGCGGCGCTGTTAATCACACGATAACTCCTTCGGATCGGCACGGCGAGCATCGCCGAACCAAAACACAGACTGCCAAAATTGAGGAAACTTCCTGCCGGACAGACGAAGTTCAGCCGGCCCCATAACTTGCCGTCGGTCGGCAAGGGGATGACTGTTGGTCTCCAGCCATGCGGCGCAGGTCTACCGTTATCCCATACGACACTTGCCGTTCCAGGTTCAACATGCCCATCTGTCCAGTGAATTGACGGGATGAAACGAAGAACGATTCCCGACTGCGTGGGACTTGAAACATAAACATTACTCGGTTGCCCGGAGTTCCATGTCAGACTCTTTTCGTGAAGTATCGGCTGCCCATGATCGTAGACCACCGAGCGACTCGCCAAAAGTGGAGCACACTGACTCCACGCCATCGAGTCCCACGCCGCAAACTGTTGTCCTGCTCCCCAACCAATTGATGTGAAGGCATGAATCGGAAGACCCGACGCATGGCATATACTGACGTGCTGATGAATCGGCAAGGCCGAGTCCCACGCGATGGAGTGATGAACTGGCTTAGCGAGTCCCGCTTGGTAGGCTAAACCGCACGAATATTGAACGGGCTGTGCGACTTGATGAACAGCAGAAACCGTGTAGGACAAGCGAAAGCCGATAAAGAACGACAGCGTACCGATCACTGGAGCCATCGTAAATTGAATGGTCAATTCATTGCCGGGAACTGCAGTGCGCCCGAAATTGAGAAAGTCCGGTCGCGGCAGCGTGAAGTCGAGAAAGCCTCCGCTCATCAGGGTTCCGCTAGGGTGGTGATGATCGGTGTTAGATTTGACCCGGACTGCAAATAGGTGCTTTTCAGCTTGAAAAAGGCATCCGATGCGAGCAATCCGCAATCACCATCAAGAACAAATACATCGGTCACGCTGGTTATCCGTCCCCATGTGGTTTCTCCATCCGCCAGAATCGCCGTGGCGATGAGTAATAAATCCAACATAGCGTCCACTGCCGTCAAATCCAGGGGAATATCGACCTCGACCAAGGCGGTCTGCATCGTAATCGCTGCGCCTATCGCCGGTTTCGGAGCCGTGTAGAGCGTCAAGGTTCCGCCGCTGAGTGCATCGGCCAGCAGTTGCAAGCGAGCCGTGCGCAGCGTATCCGCTAGATTCATCACGGGCGTGAACCATCCACCGTTGCCAGTCGATCCGAAATCGCAACCGCTTCATGCTCAAACGTGTGGTCGAGGGCATAAAGCACCCACGGCCCTTCACGCAGATACTGGAAATCGACGTTGCCAGTGGTAGGATCAGACCACTGTTCACGAACCAAGCGTCCGCTGCGTTGATCGTGCAGGCGCACACGGCGAGATTGGGGCGGGATGGTATTCAAACGAGTGACGGGTTCGATAATGGAGAGTGAGCCGCAAAACTCTTTATTGACTCGCGCTATTGTTGTGACTGCTCTCAAAGACATGGGTTATCTCCAGGTTCCAGTGAGATCAATCGCACAGGATCGTGATGTTGCGATAATCTGCGTAATCAGGGTACGGCCAGAAAGTTGTGGAACGCCCTCTAAGATTTCTCCGTGCAGAACGCTCGTACAAATTGGATTCCACAACCCCGGCATGAGGCCGTGAGGACTTGTTGTACCATCCCAAGCCTCGATAGGCCACAGCAGGACATTATCGCTATCATACGCAGGCCCAGACGCGCCTAACCCGGCTGATTTGCCATTGGAGTATCGCGTGGTTGCTAAACTCCCTCCAGTTTGCGTGATGGCCCTAGCCAGATAGTTAGCGACCGACGAACCATTCACTGCATACCCCAAAAAATCACCAGAGGCACTATTACTGCCAATCATGATACAACCATAACCATCAGAGACCACATAAGAATCCAAGTCGCCAAACCAAAATCCGCCAGTCCATGTGCCACTACCCGCAGGGTCACAGAAGAAATACACCATCCGACCATCACTAACCAAAGCCCACGGGCGCGTTGCTGAACTTGCTGCATTCGATTTATAGACATATTCGCCGCCGCTCAACTGTGCATCAGTGGGGAACGGCCCAACCAAATCAGTATCAATTCCTGTCATGGACTCATAGCCACGAATCCTAGCATAGGTCGTCGTGCTGTCATCAATCCGGCAATACAATCGCGTTCCGGTAATGTCATCACTGCGATAGGCAGCCTTGTTCGTATCACTGAACGCCTTGGAAAATCCCGCCGGGGCACGTTTCGCTGTAATGGTTCCCGTTGCGGTTTGATCGGAAATGCCCGTTGTGGCGAACGTAAACTCGGTAGAACTAATGACGGTAACGCGCCAATCGCCATTCAATCCACTCGGCGATGCGCCAGCAATCTGAATCACCGGCCCGGTATTCCCGATCATGGCGAATTGATGACCGGCTGAGACAGTGGCGGTTGCGACATTGGATGCCACCACTAAACTATCCACCGTGACACTGCCAAAGCCGTCCACCAGACAGCCGTCCAGGACGCTGATCAACGCGCCCGCCGTACCGGACAAACTCGGCGCGCCGCTCATCGTGGAATTGTAATACTTGACAGAGGTACTCATGCGTCAACATCTCCCAATAAGGTCAAGCGGAATCGATCAGAAACGCCTTCTGCATGGTCACTCGGTTGCACGACACGCACGGACCACAATGGGTAATCCGCACCGCGGGTATTGAAGCGCAGCAAGTTGCCATTCACCCATCCCGCTCCCCATCCGGCAGTGGGCATCGTGAAATACGGTTGTCCCGTGTACTGATTGATCGGCGCAATCACGCCGGTTGTGGAGAGGGCCGTAGCGATTTGTCCCACTTTCTCACCAATGACATTCACCGTGGTTGTTCCGGTAAACTGGATTCGCCAGCGCTCGGTAATGGCCCCATCGTTCGTCACCACAATAGGATAAACCGCTGCGTTAAATTGTGGGGTAATCACATCGCCAATGCGGGTCTCTTGCCAAACCGAAGTCCACGCTTGCTGTGAAAACGGCACGGTAATAGAGGCCGATAAATCACCACAGGGTACTTGCGAAGAGAGGTAGGCGGTTTGTCCTGGATACGCATGGAGCAAGCCGCGACTCAAGCGCACGGTGCGCGTGTCGGTATTGACGTTCGTTGCCAGCGCTTCGGTATGAATCGAAGTCCACGCTGTCAACGGTTGTTGATAACCGCTCAAGTCGAGTCCGACGGCCATGGTAACACTACCAGCAACCAAGTTGACCGTATACTTGGCGGTCGGGATGCGCGTCCCATCGGCGCTCTCCAGCCAGATTTGATCGACGTTCGCTCGATCCAGCGTGTACGTGGTTTCCGCCACAGCGGGATTTGGCAAGGTCTCATTCATCGGATGATGGATGATGACTTGATCGCCAATCCGCACCAATGGAAAGCTCTTGGATGCCGGTAAGCGCACGGTATCCAGTGTTCCACCCGAAACTTGATTGATCGTGGAGGGCAATGTGTATTGATACGCCGCCAAAACTGACTCGACCTTGACGTTCTCTGCATAGGTCATCGCCAAGAGTCCGGTTTGATAGTTGATCGTTCCGGTCGCGTCCCCGGCTAATACGCCCGATCCATTGTCCGTAACCGTGAACAACTCGTTATCGTCATTGGCATTTGCGATAATCGTCAAAGATGTTGGCACGAGATCAGGTGACAATAACATGCTGAACTGCGTAGCGAGGCTCACCGGATCGCCATAGCGCCAAACCATCTTTTGCCAAGTGCTGTTGTAGCGATAGTTGTTGACTTCGATATACAGCGATACGCTGGCCGAAAAGGTTAAATCAATCTCGCCAGTGGTGTAATTGATCGTTCCCGTGAAGGTAATGCTCGAATAATTACTGAGCGTCCCTGAAAAAACTCCAGCCCCATTGTCCTGAAAATTACCGTACCAAGTCCCTAACCTAAATGGGCCACTGTACATTTGCAAAATAACGGTACTCTCGACAATCCCATCCTCCACGCTCGCCAGCGTAAATCCATCGGTACTTAAAGCGTCTACTAAATGACTGGTGCTAGAGCCGATTTGCTCCAGCGACACCGAGCGACTTGATGGCAACAAGATCGAGATCAACGTTCCTGAAACGGTGAACATTTCTCCATGATTCAGACCATTATAGGATTGTGTGAGTAAATGGCCCGCATAGTAATATTGGAACTCGACTGATATGGTACTCAAAGCGGGCATGGGGTCAATCGTCGCTGATTGAACACGACCATCCACCGCTGCAACTATCTGGCTTTGTTGCACCGGAACGCTACTCGGCTTAACACTCGCATCCTTCACTTCGTAGATCGTTGGGGCAACCGGAACGTCCAGGGTATCGACTTGAACATCAATCGCGCCTTCACTGGCCGGAAGCGATAAGGGCGTGATACCATAAATCCCATAGGCCATGGGTACAGCGCGGGTCTTATAAATCTGTGTCGGTGTCAGATAATCGACATCATCATTAAAGCCGCCAGCAAACGTGGCTCGCAAGGGTGGAGAGAAGGTGATGGTCGCTGTTTGGTAGTTATTCGAGATACCTGAATAGCTTAAACTGGTAACTTTAACGTATTGCGAAGCGTTGTTCGCGTCATCTTCCAACAAGATAATCCGGCCTACGCCCATATTGCCAAAGCCGTTGAAAGGAGCAGCTTGATTGGTGAAATGATAGACTGATATCATCGTTTCACCTTCGTTGTAATTCTGAAACAAGCGCAGATTGGTATTTAAGTCGGGCTGCGCTTCGGTGTACAACGCATCGAGGGCGTCTTCTTTGGTATCAGAAGATGTGCCCGTCACTAATAACCCCACGGTAACAAAGGGGTCAGTGGGTAGCGAGGCGACAAACACGCGGGAGGCCATATACACATCGGTATCGCCGGAACGCACAGCGGCATGAATCTTTCGCAAGTGCGTTCGCCCGCCAATTCGATCCCCGGAGGCCACGTCAGGAAACACGTTATTGTCGATGTTATCCAAGACTGGATCGCCAGAAGGATACCCTCCTGCATCATCCAAGTCAGTCATCCGCTCCGATTTCAGGAACTTAATATCACTCGCTAAAATAGCCATTTAAGAAGCGCTCCGTTGGGCTTTCTTCAATTCATTGAGCAGTTGTTCAGCAGTCAATCCGCCCGCTATTTGGGATGGATTTACCATTGTGGTTTGTACGCTGGCTTTGGCCGACGTGGCGCTCAAGGTCAACTGCACTTTCGCCAGTTCCGTCAATTTCGAGACAACGCCCATGATTACAGCGCTCCGTTCAGACTATTGAAGTTTTTAGCCAGGTCGGCGGATTGCTGAACCAGAGTGGGATTCAGGCTCAATCCAGCCAATCCAGACAACGCCCGCCCGGCCCGCTCGGCTTCATCGGCCAAGGCAGAAACGCGAATAATCGTGCGATCCGTTTGAGATTCGGTTTCTGCATCCGCCTTAATGTTCTGCACTTTCAAATCATTCAACGTGCGCAATTTGTTTTCTTGTTCAGTCAGTATAGTGACCAATTCCCGATTCCCGGACGCTTGCGCATCGGCGCGTTGTTTTTCAATCTCAGCCAGTTGTTGCTGATAGTCGATCTGCTGGCGCAACAGCGCGGCTTTTTGATCCTGGCCGGACTCTTCGAGGATTTCCGCGTTCAGTTCCGCCAGCCGCTCCCGCGCCGATTGAGTTTCTTCCTGCATTTGACGGAGTTTGTTGTTGACGCCCTCAATCGCCGAGCGCAGCCCCGATAAATCTTCTTCATCAATAAAATTGAAATTGTCCGCTGTCGTTCGCGCCGCCTGCGTCAATGCCACCATTGACGCGCGCGGGTCATGAATCAGATCATCAAGTTTCAGCCGTAGCTCTTCGGCAGCGATGGCTTGCTTGTAAAACACGGCGCTGGCGTCGTTTTCCGCCGCCGCAATGGCCGTAAATACCGTGTCCATCATGTTGACGGTAGTGAGCAGTTCCCGCTCAAAATAATTGGCTGCTGCGGTTGCATCCGTCAATTTCCGCGTCCAGTCGGCGATTTTGTCTGATCCGCTCGACCCGGCATTCAAAAAGGCATTCATCGCCTCGGTAGAGCTGGCAAACGCTCCTTGCATTCCTTGCTGTTTCAGCGTCCCCTGCAATACCGCTTCAAAATACAATCCAGTGACTTTGCTCAGGGCGCTGGTGCGCTCTCTGGCATCGTTCAAATAATTGATTAGATTGGCATACATCACCGTAACGTTATCCTTAACCTTGACGTTCTTCTCATCCGCTGCCGTGTTTTCCTCCGTAGCTTGCGTGGCTTGATCTGTAGCGTCCGCGCTGTCTTTTTTTGTCACATTACCCAGTGCAACCGACGCCGCTTTCTGCCGCTCCGCTTCCGCGACTTGGCCGGCGGATGCCGCTTCAATGGACGCTGTTTCTGCCGCGACACGGGCGCTAGTCAGGCGCTTCTCGGTCGCTTCATCAATCGCTTTCCCGGACGCCAAAATCGCCCCGGCTTCTTTCTCCAGCAACGCCAACACTTTTGCCGCAGCGGTTGCCTCGATGTTCTTGATCCTGGCATTATTCGTAGCCTGATTAGCCTCGTTGCGCGCCAACTGAATCAAGAGTTCCCGTGCATCGGCCTCCCGGCCTTGCGCGACAGCCAGATCAAAGCTGGATTGCAACAGGCTTTTGTGCGCCGCGATGAGTCGATTATCGGCGTCGGCAGCAGCGACGGATGATTCCGTAGTTTCCTTGAGCGATTTTAAGTACGCTTCAAGTGCTATATCGGCTTGTTGCGTCTGTTCCGCCTGTTGTTTTAGCTGCTCAGCTAACGCTTTAGATGCAGCGGATTGTTGCTGTTTAAGCGTTGCATCGGCGCGGGCGGCGATCAGCGCTTTCTCTTGCACCGGCGTTAATTGCTGATAGCCCTTATATTCTTGCTCTAAAGCACTCACGCGATTCAGCGCAGCGGCAACGGCCTCCTGATCGTACTGCGCCTGTTCCTGCGCACTGCGCGCGCGTTCCTGTGCAAGTTGTATCGTTAACGCCTCAACCGCCTGATAGTCTTTGGTAGATTCTGCCAAGGCGATTAGGCTTTCGATGCGGGATTGCTCGACAGTCGATAACTCTTTTTGTCGCTTGGCGGATTCTTCTAAAGTGCCGATCAGGGTTTGCATCGCCAGGCCGAGTTGTATGGCCTGGATTTGTTCTTTTCCGGTCGCATCAGATGCTGTTTTTTGCCGCTGGCTTTGTTCCTCTAGCAGTTTATTTCGCCGCTCCTGTATTGCAGCAAGTTTTTGTTCTTCGTCCGCAAGCGCGCCTTGGCGGCGAGTTAGTTCATCAGCCGCCTCGGCGGCCCGATACCCGGACTCTGTGGCATTGACTAGCCAGCCTTGTTGATACTCCACCGCGAACGCGGCTTTTCTGACTGCTGCCTCTTGTTCCCTTAGCGCTTCATTCATGGCAAGCAGTTGTGCGTTCAGTTGCGCAGTATTCAGCTTGTTCAGGCTTTCGACATATTGATCGGTGCTGGTTGCTAATCCATCCGTCTCCGTCTTGTTTTTGGAGAGCATGGGCAATAGCAGGGCAAACGCTGATACGGCTGCCAGGATTAAGCCGCCCGGCCCGGCCAGGAATCCCATGGCGCGGGCGAACAGCGTACTTGACGCCGCCGCGCCGCCTTGTGCGGTAATGAGCGCCGATTGCGCTGCCGCTAGACGCTGAGTCGCTGTAGTGGCGGTTTGCGCTGCCGCCGATGCTTGCGCTCGCGCCAAGGTCAGCGCTTCTTCACTGGCAAATAATCCAGCAATCGCCTCAATGGCTAACAACTGTTGTTGCGCAAGGCGTTGCTCGGCCATGGCCTGATTTTGCGCGGCCAGCGCAGCGGCAACATGGCCCTCTGCTGTAGCAATAGTGGCCCGCTGTTGCGCAGCAGCCGCAATCGCTTGATCTGCTGCTGCTGCGCGCGCCGCTAATGATTGCTGGACATAGCCCACCATTGCTTGCGTTGACTTAACCAGTGCCGCAGCTAAAGCGCCGCCCAGTGCGGCAGTAACCAGCCCCAGGTTATCCGCGAGCAGTTTGAGCGATCCTACGGCGGCGTTCGTGGCCCCGCTGGATTCACTCATGGAACCGACAAACAGGGTGATCTTGCTACCCAGGTTAGTGAACGCCTGTTCAACCGTCTGCGTGGTTTCTGCGTAGGCGGTATCAATCGCGTCTTTTTGCGACAACAGCGCCTTGCTGACCAGGTTGCTGGTCAAGACGCCCTGTTCCGCCAGGCCGCGCAATTCGCCGATGGCGACGTTCAGCCCTTTCGCCAGTTGGCGCATCAATTCCGGGCTGGCCTCCATGACGGCGTTGAACTCTTCGCCGCGCAACACGCCAGAACCGAACGCTTGGGTTAACTGCAACGTCGCTGATGCGTATTCTTGCGCCGATGCGCCGCCCAGTTGCATCCCTTTCGAGATCAGAGTTGTCAGATCGCTTACTTCGCCCAGGGTCAGGCCCATGGCCTTGGCGTTCAACCCAACCCGGCTATAGAGTTGCGCCGTGGTTTCCAGGTCGCTATTCGTGTCGCCTGCTATCGCTGTGACGCGCTGCAAAGCATATTGGTATGCCGCTTCCGAGTCTGTGGCGACTTTGAGGGCGTTCGTGAGCCGGGTATAAGCATCGGCGCGTTCTTGCAATTCCTTAGCCCCGCCAATGCCCAGCGCTACCGCCATCAAACCGCCGAACGTGCGCAGCGGTTCCAACGCAGAAGACGCCGCGTCGCCAATGCCGCGCACACCCGCGCCAATCCGGCCAACAACTTCACTGGCTTGATCGCGGGCCGTAATCAGCAGTTGCAAGACTGGATTATTTTGCGCCATACGAATCCTGAGAAGAATGAAAAAAACCCCGGCGAACCGGGGTCATGAACAACTTGCCCGATCACTCTTGGCAGATGGACATGCAGAGACGTTACCCATCACTCCAAGTCGCTCCTAAACGGTTTGTAGCTTGAGGGCGCGAATCAGATACCAGCGGTCACTGGCGGGATTGGCCGGGCTGAACGAGCGATAGACCGGCAAGGGTTCTGCGTCAAGAGGGGACTGCTGCGCCGCGACGGTAAAGGTGCGGGAATCATGCAGCGTCAATGTCCAGCTTGCGCCCGCCACGATCAACGCGGTTTGCAGGGCCAGCAGGTCTGTCCGGGAAATACCGCCCGTGTGAGCATTGCTGTCGCTTTTCCCGACTAGAGTGATCGGTCGTCCGGCTTGTTTTACGGCTTGTTGCACGATCAATGCGCCGGTCAGGCTGTACTCGGTCGATTGCGCAACTGGCGACCAGGCAAATTCATCCTCCCAGACCAGCGTGGCCGGGAGGGTAATCGCGCCCAGGGTTATAGCCATTACATGCCCTCGACGAGGAAGATGCCGGCCTTATGCTGACAGGTCAGACAGCTGGAATGTCCACGGCGATGTGTACCCAGTCGGGGTCAGCATCTTTCCGGCAAACTGGCCTTTGACATATGTCCCCGTCACCGGGTCGAATGCCGCACTGCCGGACATGTTCACCTTGTTGACCTGAATACGCCCGCGCTTATTGGAAACTTTCTCGGTTGCTGACCCGATCAGCATCACATAGTTGCTGACTGCCTTGCCAGCCGCATAGTTTTCGATTGCGCGCGTCGTGGTCTTATAACTGACCTTGGTCACGGTTGCGCCGGTTGAATCCAATGCCTTGAAGAGTCCGTTAACCAAATCAATCTCGTAATGATCGCTGGTAATGGTCGCATCAGCAGCGGTCTTGGCGGTAATTTCAGTCCCGGTGCCATGCGCTGCAATGTACTTATTCGCCAGCGGCACCCATAAGCCAGCTGCTGCTGTAATAGGGTCATCAGTGATCGTCGTTGCGCTTTGCGTAACCTCAGTCAGGGTCGCGCCCAGCAGTACGCTAAATAACGCGGGCGGCATGTAGTCAGCTTCCGCGCTTAGGCTGCCCGATTCAGTCGTTTTGTTGACACTGGCAAGCAATTCGCCGGCAGAGCCTTCCATGTTTGAAACCAGATCATCAGATTCCTGCACTTGGCTAGTCAGTTCCATCTTTGTCCAGTTCACTGGATCGTAGAACTGAGTTGGAGCAGTATCACCCGACCAGAAGCCGAATTTGATAGCACAGTTGAGATATAGGGATTTTGAGGCGACGGCGATAGCCATTACAGTCTCTCCAGGTAGTCAATTTCAAAGTTGATTTGCAAGACGGCAATGGTGCTGCCGCCAGACGTGAGGTCGGGAGCGAAAAAGCGGGCGGATGTTTCTCGAATCGTCAATGCATGGGCCAGCGGCGGACTGCCGATAGCGGGTTTGAGAGCGAGGCGAACTTGGCGCAATACGCTATCCAGATCATCGTCATAAGTAGCGCTAGCCGTGATTTTGTATTCCACAGTAACGCTCCTGGTATACGCCGGTGCGGCGTATCCCTGATCGTCCGCCGACGATTCGCCCGTACTCCAGATCGTGATGATCGGCAAATCTGCACTAGTCGTCTCCAATGCGGCCCGCCCAGTCCTGACTGGAGCTATCGGCGCGAGCAGTGCGGCCAATTCGGCGCGAGCCAAAACAATATCGCTCATGCTAATCGCACCGCAAACGTGCGAAAATAACCGTCGTCATTCAGCAGTTGTGCGGCAATCCATACCACATCATCTGGATACGGATCGTCATCCGTCACATCGCCAGCCACGGCAAATGTCTGTCCTACCCGCGCGCCGCTGGAGGCCGGAATTGCCAGTGTCATTTGTAGTTCTGCCCGTTCACCAAATTCGCCAACGGGCACAATCTGCTGACCGAATAACACGGTGACGGGAACCTCGTCACCGTCCGCGTTCGTGTGCAACGCGGGAACGCCGAACACTTCCGATATGATCGGAATGCCCGTATCCCGCATCACATCATCGAACAGGCTGGCCGGCATGTTAGATCGCCGCCAACGGCCCGCCGTGCAACCGGACTTTGACGCTGGTCGAAGCCGCTGTAGCGGTTTCCCAGATCGTGCCAATCGTGTATTTGCCAGTTCCGGCGACGCCGGAAACGGTCGTTACCTTGAGCTGGCTGCCCGTGCTGCGATACATCGCACGCAGTCCGCGTGTTTTGACGCCAGTAGCGACCGCTGCCAGGGAAAAGACGCCGTTCAGTGCCAGGCCGATGACCTGTCCAGCGCCGGTAGCAGCAGTTAATGCCACGCCCGCCATGCGGTTAATGACCTTGAGTTCGCCGTTCGCTACCGCGCCAGTCGAGGTATAGTTCAGCACATCGCCATCCGAGAGAGTTTGAGCCATGAGATTTTCTCCAAGTCGAGGAAAGGCGCTGCCGATGCAGCGCCGATCAATGATTAGTTGCCGCGATATTTATGCATAGCGCGGAAGTCGAGAGCGCTGACACCAAAATCAACGCCTACCATATACTCCACGCCCTGGCCCGCCCAGTCGGGGTTTTCCCGCATGTACGGTTCAGCGATACCGTTCAAAAATGCGACCTCTACCGTATCGTAGATATTAGGATCGCCTAGCAGATACCAGGCAGCAGTTCCGTAGGTCTGTCCGTCCAGCCGCGCATCAGTGACCACCTCAAACCGGCCATTATACGGGTTCGGGGTGAGCGTCCCGGCGCTGCCAGCAGGGTCATACTGTGAGGCCATCAGCGTCCGTGCGGTCGCTTCAAGTGTCACAGGAACCAGAAGATAACGCGGACGGATGTTGAGTACCCGTGTGCTGTTCGGGTCTTTCTGTAACGCCATGGCGACCGTTGCCGTGCCTAGCGTAGTCACATTAGGCGCGGTCGCAGCAGCCACGTAGTTCTTGTGCGTGCTGGTATCCCACAGCGCCGTGCTGTCCTGGTTCAGCGTCGGGCCGGTGCCGTTGAGTAACGCATAGGTTACATCGCCGACCTTGGCATTGGCTGCGCGACCCATGGCGCGAGGGACAGCGGTAAAGTGACGAAGGTCGTCATTGATGATCGCTTGCCGGCTGAGTCGATACTTCTTGGCATACTGAACCAGCTTGATGGTTTCCTTGCGGTCGGTGAATTTCCCGTAGGTAATGTTACCGTCTTCCGGCACTTCATCTAATCCGGTAAATCCGCTAATCCCGCTGATCTCGGCGGTCTTGAAATCGGGTAACTGGCCGCGACGAGTCCACAACTGCCACGTTTCCGGCGCTTCATCCCAGCCCATCAGCATCGACTTGGATGCAACGTTGGCTAGGATGTTGGTGAAATCCGAGGTGGTCTGCCCACTCGCCCGATGCGCATACGCCCGATGCGCCATGGCTTCATCAGAGAGATTCAGTGTCGATTCGCCGATGACGCGCAGATATTCGCCGGCCAGGCTGTTCAGGCTCTTGCCGATCATCCCGCCTTCGCGCGCCTTCTGGATATCCTCGCGCTTGGTAATCATGCCGCTGCGAATGAGCAAGCCCTGAGTGCAACCTTCGCGGAACTTGTCGAGCGCATCCTGACCCATCTGCACCACGCCCAGGTTGCGGGCCTGATTGCCGGGCTTGGCGGGGATGACTACCGGCGGCAACCGGCCTTCGTGGGTCGCCACGCGGATGCTGTCTTGCTGCACAGCCGGTTCAATGACCGGCTCAGCTTCACCCGACAGTACATCCATCAGGATTTTACGAGCGCCTTCCAGGGACCATCCCTCATCAATGGCGCGGGCGCGCAATCCATCGTAAAAATCGTTGCGGGGGATTAGTGGGAGTTCCCACAGTTCATGCAGGTCGGCAATCCGCTGGCGTTCAGCGGTAATGGCTTCAGCCGCGCCGGCCTTTTTCGCAATAACGTGTTCACGGCGCATCTTGGTAATATCAACGACCGGCGCAGCGGTCTCAGTCGTACCGGAGTTTTCCGGCTTGGTTTCATCGGTCATCGGTTTGACTCCGGTTAGTGACCTGTTCATGCCCACCGTATGATCGGCGGGGACTGTAACAACACTAGCTTCAACAGGCGTCCATCGCGTCACCCGGATGGTGTCATCGCCCGCTTCTTTCCATTTCTCAATGCTGTAGCGCACAGAAACGTCTTTTAAAAATCCTTCGGACACATCCCCCCAAATCTCAGACGCTTTCGGGTTTTGTGAAAAACGCAACCGTCCGCGTAGCTTCCCGTCCGTATCCAGCCGGATGTTTTCGACTATCCCCAGCGGGAGATCGGTATTGTGATTCCACAGCAGGGGCAAACCATCGGCGGCGCGGGTCATGTCAATGGCATCGGCGCTATGCACCAGCACTTCGTTCCCGTAGTCGCGCCGCACGGGATACTCACTCGACAACGCGGCTGGAATGGTGCGCAGGTCACGATCTATGCCGGCCCGATCTAGCGTCCAGATGCGTTCAAACGTTTGTCCTGACAGGTCACGTTTCATGCCGCGTTCCTTTCTTCTAAAATCTGATACTTGTCGATCTGTTGCAGACAGCACGGGCAAAAGCCGGGCAGTTTCACCGGATAGGGATTGGTGTCCAGGCTAACAATCGTGATGCGCGTATCGCACCGTTCGCACGTCATCACCACGGCTTGCGGATGGGCAGGTGCATGCTTGGTAACAGGTTTCATGCCGCCTCCTGCATATCGTCTGATTCGTCCATATCGTCTGATTCGTCATCCGGCGATGGTGCCGGCGCGGCAGTCGGCGCAACCGGAACCGGACGCACGTCAAGCGGATCAGCTTCTAGCTGCGCGTCAACCGTCGCGGGGTCACTGCCCAAATCCCGAATAACCTGGTGACGTGACCGGAACCCGGCCTCTACCATCATGGTCATCGCTTCAATCTCTTTCTTGGGGTCAATCCAAGGAATTTGTGGAGGTCTGATTTCCGGGTGATACAGACTGCGTTCGTCAACATTTTTCGGAACGCGCAAATGGCCGGATAGCCGCGCCGCATCTACAAAATTCCGCCACACGGGCCGGTAGAATTTTGATCGCAGGTAATCGAATAGGCGGCGATAATGGGTAACGCCCTCAACCAGTTCCTGGCGCTGTGCTGAATACGTGCCGTTGTAGTTTTTCGCAATACTGGAAAAGCGCGTCCCCGTGCCACTGGCGACCGCGCGCAACATGGCTTCGCGGAAGGTTTCAAGATTAGGGTTTGGGCGCTTGGAGTCGATCAATCCAACATCTTCACCGGGCTGCAATCCATCAAAGATCAGCCCCGGCTCCATGTTGAATGAGCGATTGGCCGTTGCATCACCATCGGTACTCGCGCTCACCACATCAGCCATGGCCGAATCACGCCGGATGTAAGCGGTTAATGCAGCCGCAACGCGGGCCGCAATCCGTTCAGATTCTTCGTAGTCTTTGAGATCATCCAACCGGGTCAACACGGCGTGGAAAATCGACACGCCACGGGTTTGATGCAGGCGGCGAACGAACTTGAGATGCATGGCGCGGTCGGCGGGAAGAAATACCGTCTCAAACCGACTACCTGGAACCGTGACCCGGTTGCCGGGATGGTTCTTCATCACGTAGTAACCGATAGGCCGGCCCCAGCCGTCTTTCTGGATGCCATGGACAATCCGGTTTCCGGCGTCCATCAAATCGAACGGGACATAATCGGCTTCCAGCAATTCCAGCGCGTAGGGAATCCGCGATCCGAACGGCGCGGCGGCTTTGGTGACATGTTGCGCAAACACTTCCCCGTCGCGTAGCCATGAACGGCACACGAGGCGCTCCATTTCCGGCCCCGGCAACTCGCCGGTCACTTCGGGGGACTGCCAGAATTCGGCCCACAGTTCCGAGAGTTGTCGGTTCAGCGCTTCATCGGGCTTGCGTTCCGCGCCGGAAACCGCCATAGGTTCAATACCCGCGCCGCAACCGACAATATTCGTGACCAAATCATCCAGCACGCCAACGGCCAGATCGTGGTTTTCATCCAGGTGCCGGCCATATTCCCGCAGATACTGGCGGCTGTTATCCACCACGGCATCGGCAGATGCGTTATTCCCCCGGCGCGGGCGCTGAGATGTAATCGCTACAGCTTCATAGTAACGCTGTGCGGCTTTGAGACGGGCTTGGCCGGCGACACGTTGCGCGGCCCAGGCAGGGTTGACCCAGGCAATGAGGCTAGTTAGCGCGTCCATGTCGCCACCGAGTAGGGCTTGCCGGTTGACGTGCCTTGATTGATGGCAATCGCTGTCTGCAACTGATTGATATAGTTGCGTAACTGCGGAACTTCGGCTGCGGTAAACGCGACGCGCTTATCGCCTATCGACAATGAGACGGTTTGCTTGCCGATGGATAGCGCATGAAACGCCGCTTGTGCCTCGGTGAGCCAAGTCTGGAGAGTAGTTGTAGCGATTCCGGCATAGACATTCATTTTTGTAATGAACTATAAACATGCCAGAAGTCAAGCTTTTTTACACAACAAAAAACCCGCACGGGGCGGGTTGTTGAGTAGCCATGAGGTTATCCGGGAATCCAGGATAGTTGCCCATGCGGCATTAACCAGCGCACATATCCCACCGGGTTAGCGCATAGCCGGACAACTTGCCCTGGCGAATTGGCTGAATGAGGCCAGCGGCCAGCAGATAGCCAATGGCCGGATCATCGCCGGCTTTCGGCTGCCAGAACAGCGAACCGGCAATGGCTGAAAAGACAGCGGATTCATGCCTTGTCACGATGAATACCGCCACGGGCTACGCAACGCCCCACGCTGGCCGGCGGCCCGGTGCGTCATAATCCCGGTTGCTAGCGCCCGCTGAATCCCGGTCGCGGACTCGCTGAACCTGGCGAGTCTGCCAGAGAGCGTCCCAACCGGGATGCGGTATTGGCGCGCCAATTCGGTTATGCGCCAGTGACGGTCTTCGTAGATGATAAATCTGGGACTGGGCATCGCCGTGCCTCCACAACCAAAGTTCGCAATCCATCCTCGTAGGGAATCACCGGACTGAGCGGGTCTCGCTGTCCGTACCATCCGACCACGTCCCAATCGCAATCCTTCAATAGCGCCTCGAATTGCTCCTTCGTGTAATGCCGGTGGTGAAACGGCGCGGTATCCGGCGAATAGGGAATCACCGCTTCGTTCGGGACGCTGCATAGCAGATGATTGGCGGGAATGGAGCGCAGGAACGGCCTGGGATTGGCGAGATGCTCAATCAACTCGAATGCCGTCGCCCATTGCGCCGGCTCGTGCCAGTGGAACCGCTCATTGTCCAAATCGGCGGCGTGATGCGTGATGTTGTCGCGCCAGTAATGCTCTTTCGCATAAGCCAGTGATTCAGCGCTGCGTTCAACCATCAGCACGTGTTTGGCTGCCTCCGCCAGAATATAGGAGCCGTAGCCAATCCCGGCCCCAAAGTCCATCACAAATCCGCTGATCTTGCTTTTCGCCCATTCATACCGGGCAATGTGGTCTGGCTGAATCTGATCCAGTGACGGCGCGACTTGCCGCTCTCCCGACAGCAATACCGTGGATTCTGGCGCGGCAGGCTGGCCGATCATGGCGCGAAACCGGGCGCGATTGGCGGGGATTTTGCGCGGATCGTCGCGGTATCCGTACAGCCAGTTGCGTTGATTGATGTTGAGGAATGCGGAATCACCCGGCGCTAATACTGTCAGTCCAGCAGACTCCAGTTTCCCTACCCAATAAGCGACGCATGGATGACCGTCTTCCACTACCCCGCTGCGATGGGCGCTGTAATCCGCGCCGAACACCCGGATTTCCGTAACGCCAATATAGGCGGCGTATACCAGGATATAGGCGACGCTGTTATGGAACCATTCACCATGCATCGGGTTAATTCCGCACCGTAACCAGTTCCACACCTCGCGGAACGGAAAGGCGTAAACGTGCGCCGGCCATCCGTCCAAGTTGTCACTGGTAATAATCGGACGGTCGTGATTCCAGAGCGCCGCGCCGTATCGGGGATATTGATCGGCTTCGCCTTGAATATGGTCCATCACGAACAGCAAATCATGGCGAAACAGCGTCACTCCCCGATTCAGCGTCCAGACTTCATCGACATCGGCCAGGGAGTCGGATAGGTCATTCTCGAAACACGCGCCGACATAGGCGTTGCGCGACGGCCCCATGCAGACGAGGGCAACGGTTTTCGGGGCTTTCCCGGTCGGGTGATTCCAAGTCAAGTGTTATCTCCTATGAATTTCAACGTATTGAATGGTGATTCCATCAGGTGCGCCCATGGATTCAAGTTTATGATCATCAACCCGCACCCATCGCTCTTGATCAATCCACGGACAACGCCATAACTCCCAACGACCGCCTTTCATTTTGCGTACTATACGAAATCGGGTCAGCCAAGAGCCTATTTCATAACCAAAAGCAATATTGAATATTGCCTCCATTCGGGAGGCAATCCGTTCCGATTCTTCATAGTCTCCCAAATCATCCCTACGTCCTTTTATGTTGCGTGGTGGTGGTGGCGGCGGGGGAGCCGGGGGTGGCACTCGCTTGGATTTTTCTATATCTTCCAAATTCATCCTCGATTCAATCCGTAAGATTGAAGCGTAGTCATTAAACACGTTACCTCCTAATCCACGGTTGCCCGGAAGGGCGTTGAATAAATCCAGACAGCGGCGCTTTTTGCGCCGGCATAGCGACCGGCTGCTGGGCGGGTTGCCTAGCCAATGATGCCCAATCCACCGGACGGGCGAGTAGTGCCGCCAATGCCATCACTCGAATATCCAGAGCCTCGTTGCGCCGGCCTTTGGGGCAAAACCATTCCCGCACGGGATGGCCTTTGCTGTACTTCGTGCGCACTTGCTCAGCCGTGAGCATGTCGAAATAATCCTCGTTGTACGCGATGGGGAAATGGCAATAGCCCGGCCCAAAATCGGCAATGCGCAGCCGGGCATACCAGGCGTCTTTGCCGGTATCTACGCCGATATGCCACACTTGCGCTTTGTACTTTTGCGACTTGCCGGCTTTGTGGCTCCAGACTGGGCGCGGCCCGGCCATGCCTTTCGTGGCGTAAATATGCCGGCCCTTGCGCTCACTACAGAATGCGTACACTTGCGCGGTATGATGACCGCCGGAATCAACACAGGCGGCGCTGACCCGCAACACGCGACCGGTTTCCGTGCGCCATTCGCCTTTGAGAATGCTGTCCAGTTGCTCCCAAACCGCCGTGCGCGCCGGGTCGCCGCGCAAGACGTGGTATTCCACTCCCCACGATTCCGGCGGTTCATCACGGGAGGTTTGCCGCCAGCCGACAATCTCCAATTCCAGACGGTCATCCTGGCAATCCACGCCGGCTGTCAGGTAGAGAATGCCGGCGGGCAGTCGGGCGGAAGTGTAGTTTTCTCGGCGGGAAAGGAGGGTGGCGGGGTCGGATTTTTCGGTTGCATCCGCCCACGGCTGGCCGAGCGTGGTGTTGACGAACGTGCGTAACCGTAGGTTATCACCTTGACAGCGTAGCCAATCGGAAACGATACCGGCCCACGTTTGTTGCGGGCTGTACGCCGTCCAGATTTTGAATGCTATGGACGCCGGAGGTGCGATAGGCTCCTGTTGCGCCGTCCAAAATCGCGTATCCCGATCAAACCACACGCCGTCATCATCTTGCCATCGCCCATTTTCCCACACTTGCAGGTAGTCAGATTGCGTGAACAGCGCGCCACAATCCGCACAGAGATAGGCTGCGGTTTCTGGATGTCCGGGCTGCCACTTAAATCCAAAATCCGCGTGTTTCCCCCCAAATTCCAGCGGCATGAAAACGCCACAGTGCGGGCAGGGGATATGATACCGAAAACAGCGATCAGATTGGGTAGCGCGATTTAAAATCAGCGATGTATCCGCTACTTTCGGCGTGGAGCCGCAGATTAATTTCGGGAAGGTCGCTCCTTCCAATCGCTTGGACGCCAGTCCGTCCGGTGTTCCTTCTTCTTCCACGTTAGAATCAAAGCCGTCCAGTTCGTCCAGATACGCCACGTCCAGCGATAAGCGCCGGTAATTTTTGGCGGAACGCCCACCCCGAATATGCAAAATGGAGCCTAAAAAGGTCTTTTGCCTGAGCGTATTATGCTTCGATCTGGAGTTGTGCCACGGGAAAATCCGCTGTATCGCCGGGACATCGCGAATCATCGGGTCAATTTCCGTTTTGACGAACTCATCGGCGTCATCATCAACCGGCTGCCAGACCGCTTGATTGCGGTGTTTATGCTCTGCGTAGTAACCAATCGCCGCCATAATCATTTTGGTATATCCCACACGGGCGCTTTTGAGTAGCGTGATTTCCCGAATATCGTCATGGCCCATGCAGTCCATGATCCCGATTTGATAGGGATACGCTTCCCACTTGCCTTGTACGTAGCTCGACTCCGCTGATAAATAAAAATGTTCAGCCGCCCATTCCGACAGCTTTAACGGGAGCGGCTGCCGGAGCGCCGTCATCGCCCGCGATATGGATTGGTTCAGCCGGGTTTTCGTCACTGTCGCCAAGGTCAAGACGAATGGCGGCGGCGGTGTTGCGAGCTTTGGCGATCTCTTTGCGGATAATTTCAAGGTCGGCGGCATTGAGTTGAGGAAGACGGCGCTTGAGTTTTGCAGGCAAGGTTTCCAGAGTAGCGCCGATTTGCGCACACGCCGAGGACAGCGCCCATTCCAGCACGGCGATTGGTGCTAGGTTGCCCAGTAGTTCCTGCTCCTTGAGTCGCTTGAGTGCGGTATCGGCTTCCAAGTTTTCAGTTCGGGCGCGATCTAATTCATTTTGATCAACGATGGATTTCCCCGAAGAGTAGATCACCGGTAACGCGGTAATGGTCTCATACAACTTGGCTTGCTTAGCGCCGTCTACCGCCGTTAAGCCTGCCTTATTGAAGTATTTGACAATCGTTTCTCGCGCTTTCCCGGTTTTGTCCGCATACCAATGTAAGGATTCAAGGCTCATAGGAGAGTCTCTATTTTTGCTCGTTTAGCTGCATTTTGTTTTGCCCACATCGGGCGCAAGTTCGGCAATGCCCAACATGATTTCCATTCATCATGGTTTGATAGGTCAAAAGACGCTTGAGGCAAAATATGGTCAATATGGATTTTCCCTTGATTAAAAACTTCCCAGTTCATGCCCTTAGTAAATTGACGCTCAAGATGAATTCGTAACTCAGCTATCGAGTAGCCGACATTCATTAAAGATTTGTGGCTATCCGGATTATTCTTTAACCCATTTCGCAATGTCCATGCAATGCCGTCTTTTCGTTTCTTTCTTCCAATTCCTCTCACTATCCGCATTTTTAACCGTCTGCAATTATTGCAGTAAGTATGGCTTTTGCCGGAGCTTGGACAAACATAATATTCTGATACCGGGTGAATGTCTCCGCATATTGTGCATTCTTTTTTCCCGTCAATGACGGGTTTGTTTGGTTTAGGCTTACGGTTAGGTTGCGGGATTCCGCCGTTTCGCACAGTACGCGATGATTGTTTACATCTAGGCGAACAGTAAGATTTTCCATTGGACTTTAAAAAATCGTTTCCGCAATATTCGCATTTTGCGGTTTGCTCATCGCCGTAGATTTCGGCCCGATATTCTTTTTGCTTGCATTCCTTGCAGTGATTTGCAACTCCGTATTTTGCTGGCCATAACGAATTATACTCACTTAACGGTTTTTCAATTCCACAGGTAAAGCATTTTTTCGTTAACCCTTCCGTTTGCGATAACGCAACATGCATTTCCTTGTGTGATGTCTTTCGACAATCGTCTGAACAATACCTTTGTTGATGGACGGTAGGTAAAAACTCATTTCCGCATCTCACACAATTCTTTTTTTGTGGTTCTTTTTTTGTATATCCCCTGCATTTTGTTGAGCAAAAATCTTGATTGTTGCCTTTTGGAACAAAAAACGAATTGCATTTTTTACACCGCTTTTCTTGTATGTTCTTATACACATACTCTTTCATAACTCTTGATGTAAAACATTTCTTACATTCGCTTTTTATCCCCCCTGCGTATCCATACGCTTTGTAAAACTCGCTTACTGGCTTTTCTTGCTCACACCGTGAACAAATTTTTGTGCTAACATCAATGGTAGTCATGGCCGCTTACTCTTGAACAGTAGGGGTTATGGTCAGGGCGTTGATGGGTTTCGCACACCCGCAACGCCCGCCTATTATATCAAAAAAATCAACCAACTAGTAGTAGAAGTTCATGGCAAGCCCGGCTAACAGTTTTCCCGGTCGCGTCCGATTACC